CACCGCAATCCCAACATTTACGCTAACGGCTCGTTTGTCGAGCCATCCGATTTGGAGATCGCTATTTGGCAGCAGTTCAATGCGCCGCGAACCGCCCCGCGCCAGCCGCTGGCATTGCCCGCTCAGGCTATTAGTCAGCGGCTCGATCTGCTGGCTGTGCTGACCCAGCCGCAGCAGGCATACGCGATCATCGCCGGCCAGCAGGTTGGCAAGACGTTTCAGGCAATGTACATTGCGCGTCATTGGCTGGCGGCCGGACATAAGCCGATTGTGATCGGCCCAAAGTGGGACATTGGCGAATGGGCCGGCTGCGCTCTTTTCGGCGGCGGCGGCAACTACGACGCCGTGCGCCGGGGGCTGGTTAACGTCGAGAGGCTGGCCGCCGAACGTCACGCCGACACCGGACGCGGTCATCGGACACACTCGATTCAGCCGGTGTTCGTCGATGATTGGACTTCAACTCGGGCCGAGATTAGTGGCGCTGAGCAATTTATCCTGCAAGCAACAACGTTGTTCGCCAGCGTCAATATTATTTTGTATTTTATTATCCACCTGGACACCGCCAACGCCTGGGGCGTCGGTCAGATCGGGGCCGCGCTGAAGAACAACTTCGTCAAGTTGCTCATCGAGCCGGGCTATGACGGTACCGGCCTACTAGATCGGCGGCGTAATCAGGGTTACCTGGTCCGGCCAGGGTCGAGCAAAGACAGATTGCCGGTGGCGCTGTTCGGTGGCGTGGCGGTGCCTGATATGGTTTTCCACCCAGGTGAAGATACCACCCGTCAAATTATCTTGGATGCTTATCACGCATCACGCGAGGCCGGGACGTATTCACTGAGAGACGTTTGCCGGCGGGCGGGGATGAGCGAGGGGGGCAGGCAGGTAGAAGAGGTTAAGCGGGTGTTGGGGGAGGAGGGGATTATGATCTATGGGTAAATGTAGATTTTGCGGCAGTGAGGGCGAAGGTGAATTGTTCACTGACTGGGTAAAGCCTACTTTCACCGATCACGACAAACTCAAGCCCGGCGAAACGGTATCGATGTGTCTGAGATCGCCAAACAATTTGGCGGCGGCGGTCATCGGAATGCGGCCGGGTTTACCGTTGCCGCACCGGACGTTATGAGCTAAAAAGGCAGCCGAAGCTATTATAGACTACTGGACCGGGAGTTGAGACGATGACTAATCTATCTATCCGATATACTATTGTCCCCTGGGTCGCGCCCGCATCGCCGGCGTTTGTGGTCGGCGTAGAGTTCTGGCGCGACCTGACTTACAATCAGCATTGGCATGCCTACCTGGCCCTATTGGCCGCCATAACTCTGGCAATGACCATCGAGCTTGGCGGCGCGTTTGCCGCAATGGGACTGACTACGTTTTGGCAGCAACGAAGCTGGATCAGGATGTTCATTGCCCTGGCTGCCCTGGTCGGGTATAGCTATTTTGGCATTACCTTGACCTGGGGTACACGCCTCTGGCCGGTATTTATTTTCGTCTCGTTGCTGTATTTGGTTTTTGCATCGCTCGATACGCACCGAGCGCAACGAGCTGAGGAGCGGTCGGAGAAAGAACTTGACCTGGCTATCTCAAAACAAGTGGCTGCCGCAGCCCGGGCCAGGGCGCGGGAAGCCGCTTTTTCGGGGTTTGAAACTAAAAACGGCCTGAAAATAAATGAAAATGTCAGAGTCTACCTCGAAACCCTGAAAGACCCTGAAAGCGCCAAAATCCAAGAAATAGCCGACGCCAGCGGCGTATCTATCGGTACGGCCAGCGAACACAAGCGCAGGTTTTTGGCTCAGAGGCCAGATTAGGTGTGTCAAGGTGTGTCACCGTGTCGGACACGCCGTGTCAGGTATTTTGACACACCTCCAGGCCCCGGTTCGATTGCCGGGGCTTTTTTGTTGAACGAGTCTCTGGATTATGTCAAAAGAGGGGTTGACAAAACCCAACGGACAGGTTATAATAAGGTAGAGTTGAGTGATGAGCACTCACGATTAGCCCGAGGGAGACCAGAATGAAACACAATATCAACGAAGTAGCCCAGACAATCGCCAAAGAAATCGAGAAGTTTGATGTCAATGTCCCGGCTGATAATGGTACATTCCACAATACGCTTGGCTGGACCAAGCGAAAGTCAGAGGCCCACCAAATGGCGGGCTGGTTCCTCGGGAAGGTGGAAAAAATTCACCTGGCCGAGGAAGAAAAAGAAGTTTTTAAAGAACTGCAAAGCCAACTACGTGACCTGGCCCTGGAAATCGTCGCCAAGCAACGGAGCTTAATATCATTGGCCCCAGCCGGTGGCATCGTAACCGGCAGAAAAGGAGAGTTATGAAAAAGGTAATCATCCCCCAAAAAATGAGCGGTACCGGCTCAATCCACGATCTTGCTTCGGACTTAGGCCCCCGCGAGATTAAGTTCCCACAAGGCGCAAAGTTCGCCGTTGTCCTGGCCACTTACTACGGTGGCCGGGGCTACAGCACGCACACCACCGAGTCGGCCACGATCCAGGCCGACCGGAGGAACCGGGAATTTAGCCGGCAGATTATCGGCGTCGACGGTTGGACGTATGATGTCGATATGTCCAGCAGCTATGACGGCGCGCTGGTCCGGGTACCGGACCAGCGCGAACCTTACGAGATCGTTGAGGTCGACAGGTCGCTGACCAGAGTCATGTCCGACCTGGGCAAGATCAAGTCCGAGCGCGCCGCCGCCGCTTCGCGCCGCAATGGCAAGAGGGGCGGACGGCCCCGCAAGGTAGTCGAGTTGTAGTCTAACCCTGGCCCCGACCACGCCGACCACGTCCGGTCGGGGCCAGACGTTAGCCCGCAACCTTGCAGGCATAGCGCCGGGGTGACCCAGAAAGGAGAGCTCGAAATGAAGATCAGGAGAAGCAAGACCGGTAAACCCGTCATCGCCGAAAGCGGCGGCGGGATGTCGAACACGGGCAGCAGTACAATTGTCTGTGGTCCCTTGGGGCAACCGCTAAAGCCCCTCTTTATCCCGAAAGGCTACTCCAACGGGGAGCACGCCCTCTTCGTGGTAGGACCGGGGATGCATGTGATTTCGGCAAGTCGAGATCGGTCGGGCGAATATGTGACCGTCCGCCAAATCTTGGCCATCGGGATCGACAGCGCCCCGGACGAGCTTGAGGTAGAAGTTGTCGCAGAACACCAGAACGGCGACGGCAATATCCCAAGTGAGCTGCAAGCCGCTGTTGATGCGGCGATTGAAAAGGCTTTTTGTTATCACTGCCGGGAGCCGCATTACGTTGCATCTTAACTCAACCTTTACAGACATTGCGCCGCACCTGTGGTACAATGATCTTACAAAATCATCAGAAAGGAGAAACAGCAAACATGTTCGGAAAATCCAAGATCGAAAAAGCCGAAGCCGCTCTAGCGGAAGCCCGCAAGACATACCGCCCCCAGACCGTCGACGAAGTGCTGGCCGAATGTCGCGCCAAAGCTGGCGAACCTACGCTGCCCGAGAACGTGGCGTTTAGCGCGCCCTGGTTCGACTCATTGAACTCGGACTGGGCCGCCGAAAACTGGTAAATCAAAAAGCCGCCCGGTGTGCGAAGCCAGGCGGCTCACTCACACACAGCATCGGAGGTGCTGACATATGAGCAGGACGAATAGTACCACAGTTGTCCCCGAAGGTAAAGTACCGAACACCGGCTGGCAAGGCCCCAAGCCCGGAGAGATGGCCGATGCTTTTGAGGCCGCATTTTGTGACCGCAAGGTTGCAGAGTGGACGGTCGCTGGCGACTTCACCCCCGCCCAGCGCGCCGAAATCAAGGCAGATATTGCAGCCGCCTTTGAGGCAACGCGATGATGGCGGAACCACGACCCGTAGCTAGCCCGGCAACCGTTGGCCGGACACAGGCCGGCCTGGCCGACAACGCGCAAAAAAGCCCCGCAACCAGTCCGCCGCCGTTGCCGGCGAAGAAGTGATTGACATCACGGCTAATCCGTGGTAAACTCTAGTTACCAGATCGCCTGTGAACTCCTCCTCTCCTTAGCCGCCTCTACCCCGAGGCGGCTTTTCTGTTGAACGAGTTTTGACATTATGTCAGAAAACGCTTGACAAATACTGCTATCTGTGCTATCATTGTTACCAACAGTATAAACTATTTATTAGCTAGTCATAAGGAGATTGAAATGCCTAACCTAAGGCACGCCTCGATTGAAGTTCGAAAATGCGCCGCAGCGATCGGCATCAAGTCCGGCAAATACGAACCAGTCAACGCTGGTACGCCGGTATCCGCCCTGGCTGATGACGCGGTCGTCGCCATCGTCTACAATCGTAATCACCCCGATGGCGAGAAAATCACGGCCGGCGATGTGCGGTACGCCGGTGTGTATTTGCGGTAGCCTTAAATGCCTAACATCCTAATCCGCAACCTGACCGACGCCCAGATCGCCGGTATCGACAACCTGGCCCGGCAGGCAGCCACGTCGCGCCAGGAGTTCCTGCTCGATCACATCGCCGGCCTGGTCGGCGGCTTCGACCCCGAGATCGTGCTCGGCTTTATCTACCTGACCGGTGGCGACCGTCCCGGCAACTCGGAATGCGACTGCGGCCAGCCGTTCAGTGAGGCCGGTATTTACATCGGCTTCACCGGCGACCTGCGGCCATTCGGTCCGCAATGCGGCTTCTGCGCCGAGATCGGCGAGCCGGTGATCGAGGTCCGGCCAAAACGGAGTTAGTACGACAAGCGGCCCCCGTTGAAGCCGGGGGCAGAGGATTGGAATGAAAAGCACATTTGCAGTAGAAAATGAATACCTGGCCCGGCTAAGGGCTGGTCAAACAGTTCGATTCGACGAGCCGTGCGATTGCGGTGCCCGGACCATGCACCACAACGGTGGAAACTACCACCGGTTCGTGGAAGCTCGAATGCGTGGAAAGACATTCGAGCTGAGGTTCGGTGACACCTGCGAGTTGACACCGCCCGCCGAGCTCGAGCGATACGCGAAATACGATTGCCTTTCTGCGCTAACATCTGCGCGTTCGGACGGATGGAGTGAGTATTAAATGACTAAGACCGTCAACGTCCTAACCCCCCCCCCCCCCAAGCCCCGGCCCCCACCGGGGTTTTTTCTTGTTCCCGCCCCGGTTGACATTTCGGCCGTTTGCGATTATGATAGTGGTGTGAGGATAGATGCAATCATCGGCCCGTGGTTTTCACTCGGATTCCATATTGATTTCCAGCACCGCCATGTTGACTTACACGTAATATGGTGGATTATTACAATTGGCAATACAGTTGAGTCGGTACACTGCGGCTACTGTAATGCGGAAATTAATGAGGATACCTCGGTCCGCCCGGCCTGCAGCACAAAGTTATAGCCATATGACCTATCTGATATCCTAATTTCTCCACACACGTGGGGGGTGAGGGAGACTGGAGATTAAAAATGTCACACCGATCACTTTTTTCTGTCGCTTCTGTAATCACTTCCGTAGCGATTGCCTTGGTCGTCAACCTGGCCGGTGTCGTCATCCTGGCCCAGGACCCGCCACTCGATTCGCCGGTGGCGACCCCAACCCCAGCGGTTGACGTCGAGCCGTTGCCAGAACCTGATCCGGCGCCCCAGCCTGAACCGCCGCCCGATTCTGTCGGGCTGGCTATCCTGGGCATTTACGGTCTGATCGTGGCCTTTGTTCAGGAGCGTTTTGGTTCGTTTAACGACTTGTCACCTCGATCCAAACAGCTTATCAATAGCATCGCGGCCTTTGTAGTGCCTGCAATAGCCAACTTCGTGACGCCGATCTGGCGGCCTGAGCTAGGTGATGTGTCGGCGGTCGTCTATGGACTGGTCTTACTGCTTGCCCCCGCCGGCGTGTGGCTGGTTAGCCAGGTCGGTCACGCGGCGGATAAAAAGTTGATTGCGTAATGTGCCTGATCGCAATGACGAGATCCGGTTTATCGCTGCCGCCCTGCGCCGTTTGGAGCAAACTGCACGGCTGATTTACCGGTATTTTACAAACACGCAGCAAACCGGTGATATCTTGACCGAGATCACCGGTCAGATCGAAGACCGGCTCGAGGTTATCGAGCGGACCAGCACGTTGACCCTGGCTATTTTACAGTCTCAACTTCCGGACCACGACAGGGAGGCCACCGGTCCGCTGACATCGATGCCGATCGATAAGCGGAAACGGTCGCTGAGGAAGCAGCTTGTTGGCCAGTACGACGCGCTAAACGATTTAGAGGAACAGGCCGCGCTTCAGGGCCCGTTTCCTCGGATCGAAACAACCAGCGCGCTCAGGGTGATCAAGGAGCGGATAGAGGAAATCGAAGCGGAGCTAAAGTATTTTGAAACATTATAACCGGATCACCGGACCGACCATCACTGTTGCCGCCACCATTCTCTACCACCTGACCGTCACCTGGCTCGGCATAGCCATGCCGACCGTGGCCTGGATCACGCCGCTCGTGGCCCTGGCTGGCTTTACCAGCGGCTTACGTGCCGGTGTCGTGGCCGGTATCTGGGCCGGGCTGTACTCGTTCTACCTGACCGGCGATCTGCTCCGGGCCGGGACCGTCGGTCTGAGCCTGGCTATTACCGGCGCGATCATCGGCTACCGGACGAGGTTATGGCGTGTGGCTATGGCCGATTTGGAAGTCGGCGCCAGAATTGCAAAAGCGGCGCAGCTACAAGCCGAACATAACCAGCAGGCGCGCAATTTCGTCGATGACCTGAACGGCAACATCAAGTTCTTGGACGAGACGATTGGCCGGATCAGCGCCTTGCTCAAGGAATGGCCGGATTTGCACAACGACGCCCGGCGCGACCGGCTGCGGCTGATCCGGCACGATTTGATCAACCTGCTAACTGCTACGTCGGGCTGGCAGCAGTTGGCCTGGATAACTGAACTGATCGTTAAAGAGGATCCAAAAAAGGAGTAGGATATGATACGCGCAAAATTTGCAGTGACAGCCATTACTCGATTTGCTTATGATCCGCAAGGGTGCGAAATCGAGATGAAGCCCCGGTATGACGACAGCATCCCAGGGGACCGGCGGTTTGAAGAGGTCACACCGACCGGCAAGCTGACGATGACGATTCGCAACCCGGCGGTCCTGGGAGAACTCGACATGGGTCGAGAGTCCTATCTTGATTTCACGCCGACAGATACGGTATGACAACACCCGCCGTCCAAACCATCCAACTCGACCCAACTGCCAAGACCATTATCATCCTCATTGGTTTCGAACCTGATGAGGCCGATAAAATCCGCACCGATTTACAGTTGTGGTACGCCGATCCGGGCGAGCCGTTTGCGATTTGGCCGCTGAGGAGCGGGCAGCGGGTAAGGGTGGAGAGGGTGGGTGTTTAGTCGTGAGAGTGCATTACAAAGGCACCCCGTGCAACTGTTCTCGACGTTGGGCGTCTTGCACGTTGACCTCATCACCCAATCCGGCGAATGTCACCTGTAAGACGTGCTTACGGCTATTGGCTGGCCGGGGTGGCTTGTCGGAACAGGAGATATACTACATAGTGCGCGGCAAGAGGTTTAGTTACCCCTTGATTGATGATGCACTGCCGGATGGAAGTGAGTTGGTGGAGAGGGCTGGTCGATATGAGAATTGAAGCTCCACGGATGCTCTGTAAGGTTGGTATTCATAACTGGGGACGTTGGTACGATCAGGTCAGGGTAGACGGCGGCAGGTTCTCATTTCGTTTTTGTCCCTGGTGTAACAGGACCGAGGCAGGACCGTTTGGGCTGGGCGGAGGTGTCAAACCAATGAGAGAATCCCCCACGGAGCGCTGCAAAGTTGGTTGAGCGGGCTACCGGAACACGCTGGTAACGAGGTAACCCGATGATAAGAGAAGCGGCGCACAAGTTTATGTTTCAGGACAGTCTTAAAAAAGATTTGGTGCATGCCGAAGAGTTGCCGATTTTGGCAATCAGGACGGGTGACACATTGTCTCTGGAAAAGTGGACCAGCCTGGGCGATTTGTCCGTGCCCACTTACGCAGTGGCTCTATTCGAAGCGCCTCCCCTGGCTGAATTAGGCGTATATGTCAGCCCTATTTGCAGAACGACCGCAACAGTTGTGGCTGGCATCTCTGTAGATGGCTGGGGCTGGATACCGACAGACGCCAATATGAAAAATATGGTATCCGATTTGCTAGAGGATGCCGGGGCCAGACCGGGTGAATGGTTCAAGCTGACGATCACGTACACCAACCCGTTGGCTGAGGTTGGCCGGTGAAAGATTTACTAGAAGAAAGGGCAAAGTACAACAAGGTCCTGTCTAAGCCTAGCCCCAAGGGTCTCTCATTCCACCTTCTCACTATCAGTTTTTGGGAAGGCGACGCCGGGGTGGTCGTTGCTGAGATCGAGACCCGGGGCTGGACCAGCAGCCTGCTAGAGGTTTGGCTTGGGACAGGTGGGGTGTCATTCGATTTGTTTTACCTCAATGGTATCAGGAGATGGCTTTTTGGTGAGTGACTTGACCGAGTTTAACCAACGATACGAATACAAAGTCATCTCTCCAGGCTTCTACCCGGAGGATAGACTAAGCGAACTCGGCCTGTTGGGCTGGGAGCTTGTGCCAGTTGTGCAGGATTGGGTGAACCACATCTCTCCAACCTCGACCTATTTTAAATATTACGGGAGCGCGAAGCTGGAGGGCCGGAGAGACTTCGGTGGCGATGCGCCACATCCGACCATCAAGCCAAGGGAGCTTATTGAGAGATACATCCGAATAAGTGGCAACGCTGGGTCGGTGGTGTTCGACCCGTTCACAGGCTCCGGCACAACCCTAGTCGCTTGTGAAAACCTAAGCCGCCGCGCCCGCTGCATCGAAATCGATCCCGGTTACGCCGCTGTTACTCTACAGCGCGCCGCCGACATCGGCCTACACCCTGAGCTAATCCAATGACCAACGAACCTAAACCCACAATCACCCGAATCTTCGTCGATGAAAACATCGTCATAGACGCCGATATCGATGACGGCTGGATTGCCATCGTCGACACCGACAATCTGCATTATGATGAGTTCGGTGCGTTGGTTTTGGGGCTTGATCAGGTACCGGCGTTGGTTGAAAAACTGCTTCAGCTTCTGAAGGAAACTACCAATGGCTGACCTCTGGCAACGCCAGCCCTTCGATACCCCGGCCAGCTTCGACCGCTTCAGCCGGTTCTATCTCGTTCAGGAGCCTCCGCGCTCGGTTGAGACAGCCTACCGGCAATGGAGGCAGAAGACTGGTAGAAAACCGGCAGGAAAAATGCCCGGTTCCTGGACTGCAATGGCCTGGCCCACCGACCACCCCTCCTGGCCTGCCCGCGCCGCCGCTTACGACGATCACCTGGCCGCCTTGCGCCTGTCCGAATGGGAGCGGCAGCATATGCCAGCGGCTGAGGTCATCGCCCGATTATCGGCTATGGCTCGTGGCGACATTGGCGAGTTTTCGGATGTACTGACGTTCCGACAAGATTTGAAGGATCATCCCAAGTCCGACCTGGTGAAGAGGGTCAATCAGCGAGTTGGCGATAACAGCAGTAGTTTCCAACTAGAGCTTTATTCGGCCCTCGACGCGTTAGAAAAACTGGCCCGGCATTACGGGCTGCTCTCAGACAACATAACGGTCAAGGTCGAACGCGAACTAGAGAAGGCGCTCGACGTTTTACAACAGCGGCTGGAGCCAGAGTTGTACCAAAAGATCATAGCTGAGCTTGCCAATGTTAATAGCTGAGATCGCCCGCAAGCGGTTGCCGTTGCTAGAGGCGCCGGATTATTATCCCAGAGATGGCGAAAGTTGCGCCGACTGGGCGCAGCGGTGTTTTTACATACCTGAGCTAAAGGGACCGATTGTTCTGTATCCTTACCAGCAGCAGGTACTCAGAGAGGCAGCCAGACGAGATGACGAAGGGCAATACATCTACAACACCGTTGTCTGGGGCGATATCAAGAAATCGGCCAAATCGACCATAGCGGCCGTGGTGGCGCTCTACCGCGGCCTGTCCACCCGGTGGGGTAGCATTAAAATCGTAGCCAACGATCTCAAGCAGGCTGATAGCCGGGTGGCTTACTACCTGCGCCGGGCGGTTAGTCTCAATCCTCAGATGGCCAGCGATATCAAGCAGGTGCAATATAAAACGACGCTACCCAATAAGACGACGATCGAGGCCATCCCGATTGATCCGGGCGGCGAAGCGGGGGGTAATGACGATTTGATCATCTTCTCTGAGTTGTGGGCTGCTAAACATAAGGCGATCAGTCAAATGTGGACCGAGATGACCCTAAGTCCAACAAAATTCGGCCACTCGCAGAGATGGATCGAGACTTACGCCGGCTATACCGGCGAAAGTCCAATACTCGAACAGCTTTACGAGCGGTGTGTCAAGAACGGCCAAAGACTGGATAGCGACTTAGAACTATATGCCAACGGCTCTACTCTGTGCTTGTGGAACACGACGCCGCGTCTGCCTTGGCAAACCCAGGAGTACTACAACTCTGAGCAAGAGATACTCTTGCCGTCTGAGTTCAGGCGCGTCCACCGAAACGAGTGGGGTAGCGGTACTGAAAAGTTCGTGAATATCGTTTGGTGGGACAACTGCCAGGAGCAGTTGCCGCCGCTGACCGGACGCGAAAGCGTGGTGCTGGCCCTGGACGCGGCCAAAGGCTCTGAGAGCGTCGGCTACATAGCCGATACATTTAGCGTTGTCGGAGTGACGCGCCACCCTGGCCGGCCCAAGGATGTGGCCGTCCGGTACTGCGGTATCTGGCAACCGGATCAGGGTCAGTTGTTGGACTTTGATCCAATCGAAAACGAGATCAAGCGGCTGTGTAAAGAGTACAATGTGGTCGAGGTGACCTACGACCCGACTCAACTGCACTATCTGTGCAACAACCATCTGGGCAAGATGGGTCTGACGCTGTTCAAAGAATTCTCCCAGGGGCCGGACAGGATTAAGGCCGATAAACAATTACAGACGCTGATTACCAACCGCCGCATAGCACACGATGGCAATCCGCTACTGAGACAGCACATCGACAATGCCAGTGTCAAAAAGTATGGCGATGGGACATCGTCTGAGGATGGCGTGCGAGTTATCAAGGCGGCCTCTAACAAGAAAGTAGACGCGGCGGTGGCGCTCTCAATGGCGGCCAGTCGCATTTTATATTATAATATAGGGTAACCTGATGGATTACGACATTTTAACAGCCGGTAACATCGGCGCACTGCGAACACTGGTACTAAGTCGAATAAACGACGGCTGGCGTCCGCTGGGTGGTGTATCGGTCGATGGCGGCACATTCTACCAAGCAATTGTAAGAGATGCATAGTGTCCAAAGGAGACAAAACAAAATGACTGAACTAAGACAAGTCAAAACACATTCCGATGATCGCGGCTTCTTCAGGGAGATCATCAAAGGCGACAATCTAAGGCAAGTTAATCATTCGATGAAGTTCACAGGTTATTTTACGCCTGAATTCCACCTGCACAAAAATCAAACGGATTACTGGTACGTCCCGATTGGCGTCATCAAGGCGGTTGTCGTTGATATGCGCGGCGGTCGTGGTCGATATCAGGAGTTTTTGTTGGGTGAAGGCCAGCCGGCGCAAGTATTAACCATCCCGCCTAATCATGCTCACGGCTTTACAGTATTGGCCGGGCCGGCTCACCTGATCTATGTAACGGATCGGGAGTATGATCCCGGAGATGAGGGACGGGTGGAGTTGGACTATGACTGGAATCGGGCAGCCTTTGCGGGGGTTACTGCTGACGATACGCAGCCCCCCCCAAGGGGGGAGCATTGTTACCAATCAAGAAATGTCTAACAACCCGTTAACAACCGTCCCGCCTTGGCTGAAGCATTTTCTGGTTCACGTCGTCAAGCGTTGTCTCGGCATTATCGACAAGTGGATCGAGGATGTCAGAAGCGCAGATAAGGATGCTGGTAACCAAGGCTCACCGGATCAAACTTAATCCAACACCGGTTGACACCAACTGACATATGGATTATAATCTATATCAACTCTGCCCGGTAACCGTACCTCGCAAAAAGTACAGTTCACTTCATATAGTCCACTGTTGCAAGTGGACTATTTTTGTGTCTCAAAACGGCTCCAAGCAACTAACAACCGATAAAAAGATCGAAGGGCTTTCGGTCCAGCGCAGGACAGAGGTACAGGCCTCAGCCGCTGGCTCTGGTACTATCTGGTTTCACCGGCATCTTGGCACCGCCGATGATATCTGGCCATGGTGGGCACCGAGACGTGACGCTGACTTGAGGCAGTTTGTCCTGGCTCCCGGCAACGATATTCTTCAAGGCGCTATCGCCTCAGTTATCAAAAAGTTCAAGGCGATGAATTGGCGGCTTCAGGGTCCAAAATCACGGGTGGAAGAGCGTCAGCTCGTTCTGTCAAGCGCCGAGTTCGGCAAAGGTTGGTCACTTCTAATTTCCAAGGTCCTGTACGACTTCCTATCGCAGGACAAGGGCGGCTTTATCGAGTTAATTGGTGAGGGCGATCCCGCCGGGCCGATCGAGGGGTTACCCCTGGGGCTGGCTCACCTTGACGCGGCCCAGTGTACATTGACCGGGGACCTTGATTACCCCGTTGTGTTCAACAACGCCAAAGACAACACCGCCCGAAAGCTGCACAGCACACGCGTAATGCACATCGTCGATCTGCCGTCCCCGAATGAGGACATGAACGACGTTGGCTTTTGCAGTGTGTCGCGTGTCGTATCATCCTCTCAGATATTGCTCAAATTCAACAAGTACAAAAACCAAAAACTTGACGACCTGCCACCGGCCGGGGTCGCCATATTCAACAACATACTGGAGACACAGTTCGAGGATGCTGAGGCATCGTACGCGGCTGGAAGGCGGCGGCAGGGTCAAAGCATCTTTGCGCCGATTCTGCAACTGTTCTCGCTCGATCCCTCGAAGCCGGCCTCTATCGACTTTATAGATTTTGCCTCTGTCCCGGACAACTTTGACGAAAACACGGCAACCAATCTATATATCAATATCGTGGCCCTGTCGTTTGGCGTCGATGTCCGCGAGTTCTGGCCGATCAGCGCCGGTCCGCTGGGTACGGCAACAGAGACAGAGGTCCAACACCAAAAGGCAAAGGGCAAGTTGATCGGTGAAATCATCTCGATGGTCGAGCGCGAAATCAATTGGAAGGTGCTGCCGAAATCGGTTAATTTCGCCTTCGATTTTCAAGATGACGAGGAGGATCTGCTTCGCGCCGACATCAACAAGAAAAAGACTGAAACGATTATGGGTATGTGGATGCCGGGCAGCCAGGATCAGGAAACGCCAGTGAACGCCGAACTGATCCGACAGATGCTGGCTGATAATGTCGATTACTTCAAAGAGGATTTTTTGCTGGCTGACATTACCGATGAGGAAGATTTAACCGACACCGACCGCGAACAGAAGATGATACTGGATAGATTTGGTAACATCCGGTATCCGATCAGGCACAAAAGCTACTTAACCCGGCAGGCCGAAGAGAACTACAGAGCCGGCAAAGTTAGATTAGATCAACTGGTGCGGTATCGGATGAATGAGCTTAGATGATTACCGGCTTGAAATCCAATCCAACATCGAGGCCGTCAACTCCGGCGTCATTACGCGTCAGCAGTTTATTACCAATATGGAGATAGCGCTCAACCGCGAAATGCCTGATGCCTTCCTTGAAGGCTCGCGAGAATGCGGCAACGATAACATAGATGAGGAAGCCATACAGGGTGTTGTCAACTCTGAGATAGAGCACCTGAATTCACTGGCGGTTAGCTCAGAGGCCGATCCGTTTTTGGAGCCGTTGTTCTTACGGGCTGAGCTATGGGTCAACCGGTATCGGGACGTAAGAAATCTTGGGATGATGATGAGTTGCGGGGAGCGGCATCTGATATGGGAGCTAGGCGGAACCGAGGACCACTGTGTATCGTGTACCAGGCTAAACGGGCACGTTAAACCGGCCAGCGAATGGCTGGCAAGCGGCGCCAGGCCGCAGCATCCACCGAATGACTTCTTGGTTTGCGGTGGCTGGTTGTGTGACTGTGGTTTTGAGGCGACAGACAAAGAGGCAACGCCGGGGGAGATTCCTAAAGTGGAGCTGATAAGGTAATGGCACGACTAATCTTGGATGATAGCAAACCTTGATTTACCAAAGCCGCACGGATTTTTAATCTGGCGCGGTAAACAAACTGCTATAGCGTCTGTTGAGCCACTAGAGGCCGGTAAGGAACTACTCTTGACCTCCGACGGTGAGGCATTCGGCTATCTGACTTTATCGCAGCCGGCCCGGATGGTGGATGGCGAATTCGACCGGCTGGAGAATGCCGATAAACACCGCATCCGGCCAGAAGAGCGTCTTCTACTCTGGCCGGATAGCGTTTCGTTTTACGTCCACCCAATCGCTGAGTTCAAAGGCTTCAGCAAGACGAAGCGGTTTGACGGCACGATCGTAGAGCGCAAGCTAACAGGTAGCGAACTCAGGGTTATCGAGCAGGTCAGAAAACTACCTAAACAAATCGTGGTGGTAGATGAGGCCGTGGTGCTCGATAGCACAGGTCATAAATGCATCGGCCAGTGTCAGGACGTGAGTGAGCTGCATAAGGCCATCGAGGTCACTTTGAACGGCCTTGATATGGGCGACAACGAATTGGCTCTGTATGATCTTGCTCTTGTCCGCAAGCCGTTGCTACTACTGAAAAAAAAAGAGGGAAGCAAGCAGGAGGCTAACATGCCGTGGGACATTAGGGAGAGTTTTGGCGACTGTTCGGGCTTTGCCGTGGTCAAAGAGAGCAATGACGGGGTCGAGGGTTGCCACGAAACAAGAGAGGATGCTGAGGCGCAATTGGCGGCGCTGAATATCACCGAGGGTGAGATGACGAAGTCTATAGAGACTAAAGGATTTCTATCGAGACTTGCCGAGATGTCGGAAAATGCTAAATCCCAACTGTCCGGCCTCGGTGTCACCTTTGGCGAAATGGTCAACGCCATTAAACTGATCAAAGACAGTCCACCGGAAGCCAAGATGTTCGATACCGAAGCCGGATTTCGGATCAAAGAAATCAACGGCGAGCCGTGGTTGTTCACCTGGTCGGCGAATGCATTCGAGGATAGAGAAAAAGAGATTTTCTCGACAAAATCTCTCGAGACCTGGGTGAAGAAGGTAGAGGATCGTGAAGTAAAAGGATACTTCAACTTCTATCACATACCTGGTACGGACTTTGCCGAGAAACGATGGGTGGCCGTGCCGGGCCGTATCCTGGTCGAAGCTGGCCCATTTCTGGATAACGAGCTTGGACGGGCAGCACTAAAGACACTCAAGCGGTACCCCGATGGACATCCCGAAGTATCACCAGAGGGCTGGGGGTGCTCTGTTGAATATAAATATCTGCCAGAGGAGCGGGTAACAGGTGTTTATGAAAATATAGACATTCCACGTACCAGCGTGTTGCCGTTGTTTGCAGCGGCCAATATCTGGACAAAAGTAAATGAGGTTAAAAATATGGCAATGACAGAGGAACAAAAAAAGGCAAGCGTTGTTATGTTTGGTGACGACTTGGCCTCTCGTTTAATCGGGGACGCCGAGAATAAATCGGTCGCACTCGAAAGCAATGCTCGCTACAAGGCGAACGGTGAGGGCGCAGAGGAAGCCGCCGGAAGAACTACCGAAGAGGCTGCTGAGGAAACTACAAAGGCCGAAGTCCTTTCACTGGACACGGTAGCCGATGCTGTAGCCAAGCAGTTATCAAAACAATTTTCAATCGACCTCGAACCGTTGGTAGAGGCCATCGGTGTAGTTGTAGAGAGCCAAAAGAAATTCGAGGATCGGTTGAACAAGTTCGAAAAGACCGAAGAGACCGCACGTAAGCACAATATGACTAAACAGATGTTTAACCTCGTGTGCGCAACCACAGCCGAAGACACCAAGCTCGCAGATGACGATGAGCTCAAGACCAAAAAGCCAAAAGAAAGCACCCGGGCGCAACAGGATGGATCGTTGGCCGGTGCGTTTTTCACCGGAGTTTAAACAATGAATGAACAATTATTTGCGAGTGAACTGGCAAAGGCTCTTGCCCCCCTTGTCTCAGGCCAATCAGGGGGCAGTAAAGGCTACCGTTATGGGATCAAGGCCGATGGCACGCCGAGTGAAACGGCATACCTGTATGAAGCCGGCGGCCTGTTTGGCCGGTGTGATGGCTCAGCGCAGCTCATCAACGCTATGGTTGGACCGATGGGCTTTGAGGCCGTCATGCAGTGGACTGGCACGAACACCGAGAAAGAGTTCGTCGATGCCTGGACCAGCATCTCTGAAGTTGGCGCCGAACAAACGGCGGCTTGTGGTAGTTGTACCTCACCGGCCCTGCAGATGTGCACCCAGCTATACTGCTTTGGCCGCTTCTGTAGTCAGACAGACGAGCTACAGTTCGACCGATTGGGAGTAAGAGACAATGCGAATGTGCCTGTCAAAGCCCTGTTTGGTGACATCACGGATGCTACCGGTAATGTTTTAGTCCGGCGCGGCGAACAGATCACCGACGCCTTCATGCTTCAGATGCGAGTGACAGCCTACCTGCAGCGGCTGAAAAATAGCACAATGCTCTGGAATGGTAACTGCGCTAACAACGTTGGTCGCATCTATAACGAGTATGACGGCTTCCAGAAGATTGTCAACACCGGCAAATTCGATGCGTATACCCAGAGCCTATGCCCCGGAGCCGACAGTTTTCTGTTGGACTATCAAAACAATGCCGTGCAATCTGATGGCAGTTTGGCTATCACCAACTACTTTCGGCGGATGGTACTTCAGTTTATGACCCGCGCCGGCGGGGCGGGCTTCGATTGGGCGACGTCACAAATGTATATCGTGATGACACCCAATATGTGGGACTGTGTTGCCAAAGCTTACGCTTGCGCCGGGATCGACCTGTGCTCTGTCGGCAACGCGACCGGTACCCGCGTCAGTCAGGATGCTCGGCAAGCACAGGACCGCTATGAGGAGTATCTGTCGCGAATGGCATTGCCGATTTATGGCCGGTGGTATCCTGTTATTCTGGATAATCTCATTCCTGAGACGCCAGGGCAGGCCAATGGCATTTGCTCCGATATCTATTTCTTGACGACAGATGTCAATGGCGAAACGGTTACATACGGTCAGTATCAGGATTTCAACATGACTTACGGCCGGATCCGGAACGAGTTGGTCAGCATGTTTGGCAGTGACGATATCGCTATCACCGACAATGGACGCTTTGCTCTGATCCGCGACAATTCACGCGGCTGCTTCGATGTGCAAATTTTGACCAAGCCGCGCATTGTAGCTAAGATGCCGTGGCTGTTGGGACGGCTGCAAAACGTCTGCTGCGACATCCCCGGCGAACCGGTGCCGGATGTTACCGGCAGTGGCCGGGTGTATGAGGACACCGGCGGGCGGACCCTGACGCCTCTGCCAACCCTCTATGGATGTACAGACTGTTAATTGAAGTATTGACCTGCTGGCTTAACTGTGATATGATAGGAGCCAGCAGGTCAATATGCCCAGAGGAGGCGAGAATGACTTTTTTTACGTCGATCACACTTAATGAGTATGGGTGCATTCATAGTTGGATCGTCATTGCCGATACAAGGGGCGATCTTTTTTGTTCTTGTGGCAATCCTGCAAGTGAATCAAGTAAATAAATGAATCTTGCCCAGAGGAGGCAAAAATGACGGGTGATGAAATATTTGAACAATTAAAGGAAAATAGCGATAGGTGGGGGGCAAACAATCGGCCTACGATCTATCTAACAACGGCTATTCTCGAACGATTGCCTGTCGCATACATAGCCGGTAAAGTCGATAGATTCCAACTATCTATGACTAGAGAGTTGGATGGGTTTGAGACATTTTCAATATCTTTGTTAAATCCTGATGAATATAAGAAAGATGGTTATGAGCATAACTTATGGTGGGATTGATGGATCATCTATCTCCTTTCTCGGTAGGATTTGCAATAGGTGTAATTTCTTACCGCGTTTTTTTGAGGCCGTATATAACCAAGCTCATTGATCGACTGACTGAGAGGTGGTTTTAGTGAACCTTCAATCCTACACCATAATCCATTACGGCAAGGCGTACCTTCTTGAAGCCATCGAGCAAGTATTGCCGTTCGTCGATCTAGCTCATATCATCTATACCCCCACCCCCTCGCACGGTCACTCGACGTTAGCTAGAAATCCCGATACAAAAGAGGACATCCATAAAGAAATTGGCTCTATCCGAACTAATAAGTTCAGGGTATACGAAGCCGAGTTTTCGCAAGAGGGACAACAGCGCGACTGGGCCGTTGATTTGTGCAAGCGAAACGGTGCCGACGTTGTTTTGGTTGTTGACTACGACGAGATTTGGCCGGGCAAAACTCTGCTCTGGATGATGCAGCGCATTAAAGGTGATCTTGGTGGGGCCAGAAATTGGCTGGTGAATATGACGCATATGTGGCGGTCGTTCAACCACGTGTGCCGTGACAACGGTTGGCCGGTCCGGTTCATCGACTTGACGGCTGACAACAACGACACCCGGTACATGGACCGCGAGCTTGGTGAGGTTTATCACTTTGGCTATGCTGTGACTGATGACATAATGCGGTACAAGTGGTCCATTCACGGTCACAAGAACGACTTGCGCCCGAATTGGTTCGAAGAAAAATGGCACAATTGGCAGCCGGGCATAACCGATGTGCATCCGACAAATGACAAGGATTTCTGGACCCCGGAGCCGTTCGATAAGATACTGTTGCCGGAGGTTATGAGAGTTCATCCTTATTTTAATTTAGATAGGGTGGAGTAGTGCCTCTAGTAGTCTGCAAGAATAATGATACTTGTCATCAAGGCCTAAGGTATGATAAAGGCATATCTTGGGAGAACTTTATAAACACGATCTACGACGCACATTGGCAACGACTAAGAATAGACAGCTTGCCAGTTGCGGTCGATGACGGCTCCTGGTACTGTCCGGGATGTGTCGAGGGTAAGGGGGGCTTTTTAGTAGACGTAGGGAGAAAGTGGTTACTTGAAAGTGAGTTGATGTATCCAGGGGCGTACTTTCAATGGATATCGTTTTTGTAAGAACGCGGCACCACTACGACCAGTATATGGACTTTTTCAAACTGGCCGAGCTATCCGGCTTTCCGATCATATACATCGACGAGCTAGACGTATCCAAGCCGGGTGTCTATATCGCTTCCCCCTGGTCTCCGGCTGAATGGCCTCAGCACATCGATAGCCAAAACGGCAAGCCGCGTGAAGCGCATTTGATCTTATGGGACCTGGAAAGACCCATTCCACGCGGCGGAATAGGGGGGTACAAAGAAAATGCCAGAACGCTTTTCTATCGACGCTGGTTTGACGAGATATGGGTTAGCGACCGGCAACTAGCCAGCGAGGCGCGGCTCAATTTTGTTATCCTGGGCAGCGACAAAGGGCTGGCCGACCTGTCGCAAAGAGGGCCACATAAATATTACTTCACCCACCTGATGTACCTGACTGACAGGCGCAAAGGGATAATCGATGCATTCGACGGCATCAGGATAGGCCCCAACTGTTGGGGCGATGAACGCGACAAGACACTAAAACAATCGATGTTCGGCCTTAACATCCATCAGGACAACCACCCGTTTCAAGAGCCTCTTCGATTCGCCCTGTTTGCCGCTTATGCGCTGCCGATTATCTCGGAGAGTATGTACGATGCCTATCCCTGGAATTCAGAGACGATGATCACAGCCGGATATGATGGAATCGTGTCGAAGATCAAACAGTTACTTGATGACGATTACGGGAAGTTTCAACGGATTGGACAGGAAGCGCATCATATGATGACAGAAACGTATCAGTTCGGCAAGATGGTACGGGCAGCAGTAGAAGAGAGCGTGCTGAGCAAATGGCGATAATAATTTGGTATATTCTATCGATGGTTATCTGGTCGGTTGTGGGTGCGATTTTTGGGGAATTGGCCAAGGTAATTCTGAATGTCGAAATTACGGGTAAACTTATAGCAAAGCAACTATACCGCTGGATACCTTTTCCGTTCGGGATGCTATACTTGGCAATTGCAATCCGGATATTCCAATGACGATAAGCTACTGGATCAATAGCAAAACAAATGTATTTGAGATGAGGGCGGGTGGTCCTACTTACTTGGAAAATATTGGAGTGTTTATCATACAAGGGGCGGGCGGCCGGGATGACAAAGGGTTCATCAAGGGCGAAATCACCTTAACCGGGACAATGCCCAATGCTCAGTATTTGACAGAGATGGATTCTGTTGATCTTGATATAATCTATCAAGAGGGCAGCGGCTCGCCCGGTGAATACAAAAGTGGCAGAGTTATAATCCATTGCTGTGATTGCTGTGTAATCTCGGGGTCAATAAAAAACCTTGTTGCTCTCCGTCCGTCCGGCGGGGAAGCGATGATTACTTATGTTACATTCTCCCGTCGCTGGAGAATAGTTTAATGACTAAAGTATCCGCTTTCTCCTACGGTCACAACCTTATCGAGGCCGGCTACCCAATCATCGAGGCTATCGTATCCGTTCAGGATTACGTCGACGAAATAGTGGTTGCCGATTGCCAATCGACAGACAACACGCGCGACGTGCTACAGCGGCTGGGGGTGCGTGTCATCGACGGCCTGTGGGGAAATAGGGCCGGTGAAACATTAAAGCAAGCTCACCTGCTGCATTGCCAATGTGAGCACGACATTATAATCCATTTTGAGGCAGACGAGGTATTTTCGGACAGCCTGATAAAAGAGATCCGAAAACAGATCGATATGGGCTGGAGGCAGATACAGGTTTACCGCCTGCAGCTCGAACAGGATTTCCAACGATGCCGCTGGTATCCCGAAGCGGTTCATAGGGTATTTCAGAAAGGGACTGTCACGAAAGAGGGGCATACGACCAACTTCAAGGGATTGATTGATACGGTTGGTATGACCTACGGGTACCTGTGGGACATCACAAATTGCTTCAGGGATAACTGGCTAATACGTAATTACAATCAGGCTAAATTATGGCGGAGCGTGCAGCCCAGTTACCTGCATGTGCCGGTACATTTCAATCATTCAACCTTTGTCGATAGCGCTGACGGTTTCTTGAAACAACAAATCTGGCATTACCAATCGACGCCATTTGATATACCTGAAATCCTCAAGCCGCTGTTGGGTTGTTTGAGGTATCAGGATAGCGTAAATTATAAGAGGTTGATGGGATAATGAGAAAAGTCTATCGCTTAGAGAGAGATATGACAGTGATACCTAGTGTGTCCTTCGCAACGTTCTGCTATTCTCAAGATGCTCATAGATTACACGCGCCGGGGCAGTTGCAGAAGCAGGTGGAATCTAACGGCTACGATTTTGATGAGATAATCGTTATCCATCAATTGTGCTGCCCTGACGATTACAAAGGCGAACAGCTAATACCCTTCCAGGATTTTCCTAGGGATCATATTCGAATGTTCACCATTGAGGACTTAGACAGTATCATTTTTGCTTTTGACATAAATATAGACAAACCTCAATATGTATCCGATACCGATAGGCGACATACCTGGAAGAACCACGTTGCCAATCACCTGGCCGCTGTGATGCTATCCAAGTCGGACTACATTGTTTTTGCCGATAACGATTGCCGGATGGTTAGGCAACCAAACTCGTGGGTACGAAGAGGCATCAATATATTAAAGGCCAACCCCAGCGTATTTATGGTCTCGCCTAATGATGGAGAGGGGGAACGGTTTACGCGGCGGATTAGCCAACAGATGTTTATGGCGCGAACCGAAGAATTTAGGCAAGCGGATTTTAATCAGCCGGGTTGGGATGGGAATGTGAATGTTTCGGGTGGCCCATTTCCTGAATATTGGGCATTACTAGAGGGTAGAATAGAATTGCATTGCCGGGTGACTAATCAACATCGTTATGTACTAGGTCCAGAATATAGATATTGGCACCACAACCGGATTAGACCAGATGGAATGCTTGAGACAGATTTGGAGAAGTATCAATGAAGGTCTTGATTACCGGCGGCTCGTCACTCCTGGGTAAGTCCTTAATCGAGACAGGTTCTGGTCATACTATTCATTCGACCTGGTATACCAACTATCCCAACCATCCATCTTACCAAATGGATATTTGCGACCAGTCCCAGGTTAGGTACGTATTCTCCCAGGCTAAACCAGATGTTGTTATCCACTGCGCCGCAAACGGTAATGTAGATTTTGCAGAAGAGAATTACCGTGAGGCGTATAGGACTAATGTCGATGGCACTGCAAATATTTTGCGCGCTGCCAGCGATTGCAGAGCCAGGGTTGTCTATATTTCGACCAACGCCGTATACAATGGTGACAATCCGCCATATGCTGAAACGGGACCATTCAATCCTGTTAATGCCTACGGCAAGATCAAGCGGCAGGCTGAGTTAAGAGTGGAGGACTACCCCCGTGGTTGGCTCATTATCCGGCCTTTCTTGCTTTACGGCTGGCATTATCCGGGTGGCCGCACCAACTGGGCGGTCATCATCAAAAACAAATTGCAGCAAAATCAACCATTAAAGTTGGTCGATGATACCATATGGCAGCCGACCTACGCACCTGATTGCGCCTCTGCGATTTGGAAAATACTAGAACACAAACATAGAGTGGATGAAATATTTAACGTGGCGACCGATGACAAAGTGACGCTTTATGAATTTGGACAGCAGGTGGCCAGGACGTGGGGACTGGATGGCAGCCTGCTAGGGCCGGTGTTGTCGAGCCACTTTGAAACAATCGCGTCCAGGCCAAAAGATACCAGCTATGACCTGGGTAGATTGCACGGGCTGGGAACTAGGCTACTGAGCATCGAACAAGGACTAGAGGAGATGAAGAATAGTGGGTGAAGAACCCATTTCAGCCTGTGTATTCATAAAAGACACTTTCACCGGTGCTTTCTGTATCTTCGAATCGATGTACCAACTCCTGCCATTAGTCGATGAGCTTCTGGTATTGGATTTAGGCTCAACAGATGGCACATTCGAGCGCCTGCTTGAGATCGCCAACAGCAATTCCAAGGTCAAGCTGTATAAGGACAAATGGCCCGAGATCGACGCAGGTGTTTTTGCTACGCTAGCCAATAATCTTATAGATGTGTGTCGATATGATAACGTGCTGTATTATCAGGCAGACGAGATATGGCATGAGGACCTAATAGAACTAACAAGACAGCAATTTGAGCAAGGTAATTATGATCTTGCCTTCTGGCGCATTCAATATCGCGATAATTTCCAGCGTGTGAAGTGGTTCCCTCAGATTGTTCACCGTGCCGGCCAGAAGGGTAGTTTCAACTTCGTTGGCGATGGGATGAACAGCGACCGCTACCTTGAGCCTAAAATCTGCTCACAATACGGCGGCGAATATTTCACCCAGTGGGGTGAAATGGGGCAGGAGAAGGTCAAGCCGTTTGTCAACGAGATGATAACAGACGTTTCTCTCGTTGGCGGCTTTAGGGATAACATCATCGAGCGCCGAGCCTTGCACGCGCCGTTTTGGCACGAAGCGCCGAGCATCGAGGGCAAGCCGGCTGACGAATGGGCCAGAGATGCTATGGCTAATCCAGATTGGACCAGGACAGAATCGCCATATAACCTACCGGCTATTTTGCGGTATCACGTTGGCAAGACGCGGTACGAATTGAGGCCGGAGTTGTTGGAAGCGCTAAAGAGTTCTGATTAATACACCCGAATACCATTTCGCTATACTGAGGAATGATAATCAATTTGATCTTGGCAGCCTTCAGCCTCTACCGGCTAGCTCGGCTTGTAGCCATCGATGACGGTCCAGTATGGATCATGCTCCGGCTCAGAAGTTGGATCGACAACAAAGCCTACGAGCGGGAAAAGGCCGGCGCGAAACGCTCCGGGTGGCGATCATTTCACGATGGCGTTACGTGTCCATATTGCGTTGGCTTATGGTTGGCGGTTCCCACAGGTTTGCTGTTGCACTTTGACCTGGCGCCTGATTTGGTCTGGTTGGTGCTGGGGCTAGCCGGGGTACAATCGTTTTTGTGGCGGCTTACAGATGGCTAAAAAATCAAGAGTAATCGTCATCCCGATTGACGATAACAACAACGTCCGAACGGACTATACCAGAATCGTGACGAATGTGCCCACTGCCAGAAGTGTAGCCCTGGAGGTTATTGGGTTTTCCTTTGTTGCGTTTTTGTGTTCGGTCTTCACCGCTATAGTTATGAGTGCAAAATGATAACACCTGATAATATACCGTTTGACTACCAAGCATCTTTTGATAATCAGCTGTATAGGACATCCCTGGAACTGTTTAATGCCAAGGTATCTCGGATGTCGTATCATTATAGTACATCATTCACTAGTAGTGACCGGCCTGTGGGGTCCTTGATCTTTATGATTAGCGATCTAAAAATACCCGCACATATTGCAGAAAGAATATGTAAACAATACCAACGGTGGGGATGGGAAGCCAGACTTTACAATGGCTACTGTGCGGATGGTCCATTTGGCGCGATTTTGCTTTACCCAAAGGACAATCCACGCAAGTTCGGCAAAGATATTTATGGTGATAGGTGGCCCGTAGTAGCAAAAAATCATAAAATTGAAATAGAATGAAACTAAAGTATAAGGACATACCTAAAAAGGCAGAACACTTGAAGGCATTGGGTATAAATGATATCTGGCTGGAATGGTTTGAGGAGCTGCCTTGGGATTTAGTCATTGATTGCAACGCAGGGATGCACCGACTTGGTATGATAAGCTCTGTATCATTCAGGGCATATGAACCTAAACTTGACTTATATTTCAGGTGGACTGTCGATCTTGAAGAAAAAGAGGCAAACGGGATGAGTTTGCCCGTGTTCAATATGGCAAATTATAGGTTCATCATCGACCATTTGGACGATGAGATGACAAGAAAATTTAGACGCTTGGTCAAAGATGGTCTAAAAGAGGTGCGTTTCAGTTTGATTTCTTGGAGAAACGAGACAACAAAAAGCATTGATTATTGCAATGAGCTATTGGAGACTTTTGGGATAAGATGAAATTCACCCTGGCACAAGTCCAAAAGATCATCGACAATTCTCTAGGTGATTGGCGCACCGGGGACCCGTTCATCGATGAACGGATAGCCGGCTATGAACGCGATCACGGCACGGCACACCCCTACTACAAGACATTTCACCACCTGGCCAAAGAACTCAAGCCTGACCTGGTTGTCGAATTGGGCGCGTGGCAGTGTACCGCTGCCTGTTGTTTCGCCGCAGGATACGACAAAGCCAAGGTGGTGACAATCGATCATCACGGTGACCCTGGCGACGATCTAAATAAGTCCAAGTGCATCGAGGCATTGGCGCTGTATCCAAATCTGACCTACCTCCAAGGCTGGACTTGGGACGTTATCGGCGCGGTCAAGGCGTTCAATCAGCCTATCGACATCCTGTTTATCGATAGCTGGCATATGTACGAATACGCCAAGAAGGATTGGGATTTGTACCGGCCATTGCTGAGCAAGAGTGCCCTGGTCATTTGCGATGATATTGTTGGCGGTTACGGCCCCACGATAGCCGGGATGCTGGACTTCTGGAATGAGATGGAAGGCGACAAGCATCTGGAAAACCGGATACACATCGGCTACCCGATGGGATTTTTGAAATATGAACCTGGTAACGCTGAGTAGATTGGTAATTAAGGCCAAAAGAAATACTTCGATACCGGACATACTGCTCAGAGTTTGCGGTGAATATTACTCGCCATATTACCTGTTTATGTACCTTGTCTCGAAACAATTAGACGGCTTGCTGGTTGAGTTAGGCGTCGAGACCGGTCGGGGCCTAACCGGCCTGGCGCTGTCCGGCAATCCAGTCCTTGGCATCGACAGCCAGAAGAAGCCTGAGCTGGATACGGTATTGAACAAGCTTGACAATATCCAGTTCTTGGAGCAGTCTTCATTGCCGCCCCCTGATTTCTTGGAGCCTGATACGATAGCTCTGCTGCATATCGATACCGAGCACTCGGAGGCGCAAGCGCGCGAAGAATTCGAAGCCTATAGGCCGTTTCTGAAAAAAGGTGCTGTTGTCATTTTTGACGATTTGAATGCCAAAGAAAATGAGGTAGGGAGATATTTCCAGAGCCTACCTTACTCGAAAGTAAGGGACGATGATTTGCACCCAAGTTGTGGGTGGGGAGTTTTATTGTATGAGTGGATGGGATGAGATCGAGGCTCTGATTGAGCTAAGTCAAGCGCCTATCAAGCCTCATCTATGCCTGGATCAAATCCCTAAAAACCCAGACAGGATCAGGTATTATAGATTTCTTTATCACTTGGCCAGAACCTATAAACCGCAACTCGCTTTGGAGATAGGTGTGCAGGAGGGTTATGGTTCTGGCTATATGTGTGAAGCGGGTATACAGGTTATAGGCATCGATCTGGAGCAGGTTGATTTATTCAGGGTAAATTACCACTTTATCCGGGGTGATTCGACGAAGGTATTCGATCAGGTATCAGATTTAGTAGATAGATTCGGCAAATTAGGCTTGGTGTTTCAAGATAGCTCACATCACTATGAGCCATCGAAAACAGAATGGGGGTTGTACTCAGGACTGCTGGCCGATGGCGCTGTCTGGGTATGCGATGATATTACAGAAGCGTTTTACGATCCACTGGTCGATCCGCCTGGCAAAGGGATGGTCCAGTATTTTGAGGAGTTGCCGGGTGATAAAAGGCTGTATGAAAACAGCCTTCACAATGGCAATGCGATGGGGGTCGTATTGATATGAATCAGGATTTGATCAGGGAATACCGTGACAAGGCCCTGAGAATGTCGCCATATCCCAACCCAAATTTCCCGCCATCGCTTTATTACCGTTTTTTGAAAGTGTTAGCGCAGGATCTAAAACCCAGGTTGGCTGTCGAACTGGGCGTGGCCGGTGGCGGCGGATCGCTGCATATGTGCCTGGGTTGCCAGAGTTCAAAAGTGGTGGGTATCGACATCGTTAAGGAAGTGCCAGATAATATCGACTACATAGGTATCCGCTGTCCTAATTTTGAATTCTGGCTTGGCGATAGCGTTGAATTGGCTAAGGCTGTTCATGACGAGCATGGGCCGGTCGATCTTTTGTTTGTGGATACAACACACACTGAGGACAGGACGTGGCGAGAATACTTTGCCTGGCTACCTTACTTGAGTGATGGCGCGATTGTTTGTCTTGATGACTTGCTGCGCGAAGAAATGGGCACGTTCTGGGATGATTTAGAAGAGCCTAAGTTGAGATTGGATGAATTACACGCAACGGCTGAGGGTGGCTTTGGGGTGAAATGGTTTGGATAACGAACACCCTGTCGGAGGAACTTGATGTGTCAAGTCTGTGTTAACATGGATATAAGCATTGTCTCTGGCACCTACAACCGATTGTCATACCTCACCAAGATGGTTGAATCCGGCCGCCAATCGCTTGGCTCATTTCACGGCCTATCCCACGAATTTGTTTTAGTCGATGGCGGTTCGACCGATGGCACACTTGATTGGATCGGGCAGCAACCCGATTGCCGCCTGATCGAACACGGCGCCCTTAGAGGCGCGGTCAAGGCATTCAATGATGGCGCTTATGCTGCCAATGGACAGTATGTCATCCTGGCTAACGATGATATCGAGTTTCTGAGAGACACAATCTATCTAGGGTGGCTGTATATGCAGAATAATCCACTATGCGGGATAGGCTGTTTCTACCAGGATCGAAACGGACTGGATTGGCATGTAGAGCGAATGGCGACATTGGTACCTGTAGGCAACAATGAACACCGGCCACAAACGGGCTATTATGGCCAGGTCTGTATAGTGCCTAAATGGCTAGGCGATGAAGTTGGTTGGTGGGGTGATTACCTGCATACCTATGGCGGTGACAACGAGATTAGTTGCAATGTTTACGAGGTCGGCTATCGGGTCGAACCTGTACCGGGTACGAGAATACACGACGCCGAAGCAGCAGACGAGCTACGGCGCATCAACAATGTAGATGGAGCAAAGGACCCACGCGCGGTCTACGGGCAACACCGCGATAGCTACGCCTGGGGCCGAAAATGGCGCAAGCCTGAATACGGTGGATTGACCGGACCGACAGCGCGGGATGTGCCGATTTACACCAATCCACTGACGCCAAGGGATAGAGTTGTTTATTTGCCGATTTATGAGCCGGGCTTTGAAATTCAGAAACAGCAAAAAAGGGGGCTAAGAGAGGCCCTAGCCAAAGCGGCATTGGTAGCTGAGTTCGACTACGTGACCGAGTTCCGGTCAGGCGGTAAGGCACTAATGCTTGCCAATCTCCAGAGGCTAATAAGCAAAATCGATCCGACGATTGTACTAACTCAGCTGCACAATGGCGCTAATATCGACCAAAACGACATAGCCAGTCTCAGGATGATTGCACCCAAGGCCAGATTCGTCAACTGGAATGGTGACTATTGGCCCGACAATCTACTAAGCGATGATGGTATAAAATTAGCCAGGTCATTTGATCTGATGACTACGGTTAATCGTGATGTCAACGAAAAATACTTGAGACTAGGTATCAACTCGGCCTATTGGCAGATCGGTTATGAGCCTGACGGGGTTGGCCATGAACCTGATACGTTTGATGATGTCGTATTCTTAGCCAATGGCTATAGCCCTGATAGGCAAGCATTCGTCAAACGATTAAAGAGCCTTAACGGGTTCTCCTTTGGATTGTATGGCGCGGGCTGGCCGTCAGGCTGGGCCAAGGGCAACACACTCTATAATTTCATCGAAGGCTGCAAGATTTATCGCGGCGCGAAAATAAGCATTGGCGATAGCCAATGGCCTGACAGCGGGTTTGTCTCCAATCGAGTGTTTCAGGCCCTGGCAGCCGGTGGAAGCGCTCTGGCTCACCAATGGTTTAGAGGGATGGAGGAACTTGGCTTGACCGATGGTGAAACGTGCCTCGTCTGGTCGAACTTCAAGGAATTGGAAGACAAGATCAGATACTATTTGAGGAACGAAGCCGAGCGTCAGGCAATAGCCAAGGCCGGGGTGAAGTTGGCATTGGAGCGTCACTCTTTCGATATCAGAGTGCAGGAGTTGTTAGAGGTACTTGGTAAAAATGAGAGGGTTGAGGCTGGGGAATATTGGCGATGACAAGGAGAGATTAGAGACCGTGATTATCCCTAAAAGAACCTATCAAAAAATCCAATCTCTGGTACCCATCGTCTGTGTCGATATTATTTGTATCCATAACCAACACGTTCTTTTTGCCAAACGCGCTGAAGAGCCACTAAAAGACAAATGGTTTTTGCCCGGCGGCCGCCTGTATTACGGCGAAACATTAGAGGAATGCGCCGTCCGTAAGGCTAAAGAAGAGTGTGGATTGACTGGACTATTGCTCGGTTCAATGGTACACTTTCAACAGATACAGTATCCCGACAGGCATAACATTTGTTTTTGTTACACAATGCACTCCGGGCAGCATAATGTTGCGCTCGATGCAACAGCCAGTGATTATACCTGGATATTTTATAAGGACATTGGTTCGGATCATATAGCTAATGAGTATGTAGAGAACTGCCTGAGAGGAGCCAATCTATTGTGAAGCCAGCTATCTCGATTATTATACCAGCCTATATCGACAGCGTTCAAAAAGCCGAATGGCTGAATGAATGCACTGAGAGTGTGTTCAGCCAGACGTTCATCGATTGGGAAATTGTTCTAGTTGATGACAGTTCGCCTATTTCAATCGTCACTCTGAGGGATGGCAATGAGAAGCTGCGGAAGATCAGAACCACCCGGCAATCCGGGCCAGCACTTGCGCGCAATACCGGCGCAGCAATCAGCCGGGGTGAAGCTATTCTGGCCTTAGATGCTGACGACATGCTGGCCGAGGATTACACCCTTGAGGCAATGTATAGCGCATGGCTAGAGGATAAGACAAAAGTCATTTATGGCAATTTGCAACGGGTCGATAATGGCGAAAAAGGCAAGTTCTTCAGCCTACCCGATTATACCTTTAATGGCATACTGGACCTGGGTGGTATCATCCCCGTAACCGCTTTGCACAGCTACGATTGTCACATCAAGACAGGCGGTTGGAAGAATGAATTAGAGGCTGGTTTAGAGGATGTCGAATACTGGATAGGCGCAGGCAAGGCTGGTTTCTGTGGCAAGAAAATCAATACCATCACTCTGATGTATCGAAAACACGATTGGTCGAGATCATATGCCTTAACACACAAGAATGGACGCATTTCAGAGATGCGTAATAGAATAATGGAAATACATAAAGACGTTTACGAGGGGAGGTACCCTATGGGGTGTTGCGGATCAGGTAAAGCGAGCTACACGGGCCAACAGAACAACGGCCAGCAACAACAAAATCTAAAAATAACGACCCTGGATCAACTGCCGAGTGACCAAAAGGTATGGGTCGAGTACAAAGGCGCTGTGTCTGGCGCTCTATCAGTAAGAAGTACCGTTCAGGGGTTTCATCACACCTACCAAATTCTGGGAACCGGGCATAAGTTTGAAGTCCATAAGGCGGAAGAGGCGCGGTTCAGGGGCTTTGGCCGTGGTCAGGATTTTGCCGTAGGCGTTGCTCCACCGGACGGCTACACAGAAATCAGACCAGGGAAAGAAGAGCCGGCGCCATACGTAGCGCCCAAGCCAGCATTGACGGAAATAGAACGCTATGATAGAATAGCTAGTGAGGAGTTGGGTGTTGGTGAACAACAAGTGCAAGCGGTCGAAGTGACCAAGCAGGTTGTTGTTCACTATGATCTGACGCCGCTTGACCTACCCGATGGGATCAAAGAGATTCTAGAGGCCGAAAGCTGGACCATTGAGAAATTGGCCGAGGTTGATCCGATGGAGTTGATACCGTACAAAGGTATCGGCGAAAAGAGAAGTCAGGAAATCATTGGGAAAGCTAAAAACTTCCTAAGCTAAAAAACAGAGACCCGCCTTACGGCCCGTCGATAAATCAAGTCCGCTTCAATAGTCCACTTGAAATAGAGTGGACTATTTTTATTTATGGCACGCGCCGAAACTGTAACTTTATTACCTCTTGATAGATACGCCGAACTCATGCAAATCAACCCGGCGCATTTTAACCAACTCATTGGTGAAAAGGCGCCGCAGCGAGCCGGGTGTGGTGTTATCTGGGATCAAAACGCGCGTGAATTTTTGGCCTGGACAATGGCCGAAGCAGAAGGGTTGATAGCCAACGAACTTGGCTTCCGGCCATCGCCTAAGTTTATCACTGATGAAAACATACCGTTCGGCATAGATCGAACTAGACGCGACTGGTACAACGCCGAAGTCAGAACGCATTATAGCTTTGTCGAGTGTTACGGTACGGAACAATTAACATTGGCTCAGGCCGACGCTGGTGTCAAATATGAAAATCTCAATAACAACCCACTCAATCAGGAATCAACGGCCACGATAGGCACTGCCATTTATGATGATCTCCCGGCCTGCGCTAGCCCATGCGACGCGGCTGTTTTTTTTCGAGTAGCAGATGGCGCCGAAGATGCGGCTGATCCGCGATGGGAGATAAAGCCGGTCAAAGTCGATATCGATGGCGCAACGATGCGGATAACGGCCAACTCTAACCTGTTCGTCAACCCGATGTTGTGGAAGCTGAACGAGCAGGACTGCATTGGATCGAGCGACGCGGATAAGTGGAAGTGGAATTGGGAGCTTGCCAATCTTGTATCCGGAGTTGATGTCTACTGCCGGACGGTCAATCAGCAAACGCCGGTAACGCTGAAGTGGGATGGTGTGTGCGATTGCCCCGGATTTTGCCAACACAAAACCCAGACCGCTTGCGCCTATGCGACAGACAAAAAGAGAGGGGCGTTTGCGCCCCGGCCGGCAACCTGGAATGGATCAATCAATATTGAAGCGATACCGACATACTGGTTTGCGCCTGAGAGCATCGACGTAAATTACAGAGCCGGATATCCCTTAGACGCCAGAACTTGCCGGATGGACCCCAACCTGGAACGCGCCATCGTCAAGTTGACGAATGTCCTGCTGCCTGAGTCACCGTGTGGCTTTTGCGATGAAGCAAAAATCAGGTGGAAGCAGGACAGAGAAAACGTCGATCCGCTAACAGAAGAGGCTGCCAACCTGCCCTGGGATTTGTATACCAGGGGGGGGCTTGAGGCGTGGCGAATAGTCAAGAAATTCGCCAGGGGCCGGGGTGGTAAAATGGGTAGAGGATACCGTGGCTAAGACATTATTAAGAGATGTTCGCAGCGGTAAACGCAAAATGGCGTTGCTCGATCTTAACTCTATTGCCAGGAAACAAATCGAACAGAGAATGGAGCAAAGGGTTAAGCCGGCATTACTAAAAAGTCACGAAAAGATTGTGTCTAGTTGGAAAAGCGATGTGGGGTTTAAGGCGCGTAAGTTTATTAGTGGTGACCAGATAGCTATTTCGATCAATGCCATAGGTAGAGATAAGGCTATCTGGACCTATGTTGACCAGGGAACCAAACCTCACGTCATTTTACCTAGGAATGCGCCAAGGTTGAGGTTCAGAACTGGTTACAATCCAAAAACACTAGCCAGCCCAGCCAGAACGGTATCTGGCGGGGGCATGGCTACGGGACCAACAGTATTCGCTAAAAAGGTAAATCATCCCGGAACAGAGGCCCGGGAATTCACCAAGACGATTGCAGAGGACATCAAGCCAGGATTTAGAAAAGAAATAGATAACGCTTTTCGACAAGCGGCAAGATTAGTACAGGAGTAATGAAATGGCTGATGAAATCCTTGCTCTGAAGGGCGAAGGTCAGGTGGACGTACAGCCGGGCGGACCGGGTAATAACTGGATATATCTTAGCTCGTGTGCGGCTATGAGCGGCCCCACGGTGCCGCTAGGCGGTACCGAAATCAGATACTGCCAGGACCCCAAGCGGGCGGGGGCATTCAAGAAATCAAGCAAAATACGGACAGCGGCAGACCAGGTGTCGTTCGACCTGATGACCAAGCTCGGCAAGCTGGACGCGCTGGCAGATTTGAAATGTCCGTTTGGGACCCGGGCCCGGTTCGCCAACTGTGGTGAGCGGGAAGACCCATCCAATTACAATCCACTGATGCTGACTTACTGCAACAGCGAGCTGCAGGAATACAGCTATGACGATTTGGTCATAACCGACCCCGGCGAAAACGACGAAATTCTCATTACCGCGCCGGTACAGGCAGACGACGAGTACCGGGTCAAAATGATTACACCGGCGCGGCTGTCGAGTAGCGCCGCAACCGTAGGCGACCAGCCGGTCAATGATATCGAATTCTGCGATACTCAGTCCTGCGGGGGTGACTGCGGTGATAGATCGGATGGCTGCTCGATCTGGTACGCCGTGACCGACGCCGACGAAGCGCCGTATGCCGCACCCAATCTTATCAAGGCGGTAAAAAACCTTACGACGGATGTCGTCACCTGGACAACCAATCCAATTCTGCCTTTTGGCGGCAACAATGCGGACGGCGTCGAGTGCGCTGGCAGTCGATTGGTTGTCCACTCCAACGGCGCGAGCGGGATCGCATTCAACACCAACGATGGCGACCCCGATGAATGGAACTTTGTAGTATTGGCCGATGCGCCAAGCTCGAACCATAACGCGCTTTACATGCGGACCGCCCGCGAGGGATATGTTGGCTGTGTCGGTGGCGCGGTTTACAAGACGGTCGATGGCGGCACCTGGAATGGGGTATTGGGTGCCGGTGAACTGACTGCCGAAGATATCAACGCCGTTTATGCCGTCGATAAAGACCTGGTCTATGCGGTCGGCAATAATGGCGTTATCCTCAAGTCAAACGATGGCGGTGAGAGTTGGAGCGACCTGACCGAAACCTCTACTACGTCCGCCAACCTGCTAGTCGTGGTTGTCCCGCCAACGGATGGCAGACAAAAAGAAGTTTACGTCGGTGGTAACGATGGTAAAATCTACCGCTCAAAGGATGAGGGAGCCACGTTCGCGGCTATCTCGTTTGACGGGGATGGGGTAGGCACCATCGATGATCTGAGCTTCTGCGGCCCGTGTGGTAGCGATGTGTTATGGATTTTACACAATGACGCCGGCCCGCGGGGGCGCATTCTTAGAGACCTGTCCGGCGGCGCAGGCTCGGCCGATGTTGAGATTGTAAGTGGCTATACCCAGGTGATTGCGGCGGCCATTGACCTCAATGCGTTGGCTTGTTGCGATGTCAATACCGCAATCGCAGCCGGTGAGAACAACGGCGGCTACCCAGTGTTTATAAAGGCAAGTTAAATGTCAAAGAAGGACGGTAGAGAGCCAAGAGATCAAGAGTTCACGGCAAGCGGCATAACCGTCCGTGTCCTGCCGTTTCCGATGATTATCTATGACCGGATACAGGCAGATATGATCGAAATGTTTCCTGATCCCATTGCGCCAAAAAAACAGATCGACACGCTGGGTGGCAAGGAGGAAGTGGATGATACGGAAGACGAGGGGTACAAGCGGGAACTGGCTGAGGTCAACGTCAGCCGCAACGATTACGTCGCGCGCCGGTATATTCAAACGCTCCTGAGCCTTTGTCTCGAAATCGATATAGATGCCTATAAGGGCGAGCTAGAAAAGTTCTTGCGTTATCTCGGTAAATCCGGCCTGGATGTACCCGACAACGAATATGACCTGAGAGAAGAGTTCCTATCTCAGTTCGTTCTGCGCAAACGCTCGGATTATAGGCGGGTGCTCAGCCTCGCCCTCAGGCAGGCGACTATTACTGGTGAGGAGGTAGCGGCGCGCATAAATAGCTTTCAAGGTGACGTGGAGCAACCAGCCACTGATGACGCTCAAGCATCAGGCGCTGATGGCGCCGAGCAAGTGGAAATGGAGCCAGAGGCTGCGTGATCTCAATGCCGCGCAAAGATGGGGGTGCCCTTCACCCGAATACTTTTACTCTCTACCCAAGGACACCCGCATAGACATTCTGGCCTGGTATGAAGTTCAATGGCGAGTTGATGCCATATCGAGTTTTGAGCAACAGATGGAAGCCAAGCGGAACGCCAAGAGAGCGAACAGGAAGCGGCGAGGGCGATGATAATTATCTGCGACAAGTGCAAGGGGCAAGTCTCGGCTGTCCAGTCGAGTAAGCCGCATGAGGCCGATTTTATTGACGTAGGCTTTGAGTGCCCCCACTGCGGAGCCTTTTACCATTCCTACTACGATCATCCCAAGCTGCAGGTCAGGCGTAAAAGGCTACGTGATCTGTCCGGCAAAGAAGAGCTAGATGCCAGAAACAGGTACGCAACTTATTATCAAAAAATGCAAGGGTTAGCCGGTGGCCTTACCTGAAGTCGGCGTTCGCGCTGTCGTCGAAAACCTGCAAGCGTTTCAGCGCGATACCAAAGCGATCAATAAATCAATAGCCTCTGTCGGATTGGGCCTGCCTTCGACCCAGCAGGCCCTGGGCGCTGTTACCAGGGCCATTTTTGCGTTTGGCAAGGCGGCGGTTCAGGAAGGTAGAGAGTTTACCGCGGCGCTCTCTAACGTTGGCGCGGTTGCCAGGCTGGATAAACTATCTGACGAGTTTGCGGCGCTTGAGGAGCAAGCGCGGGGCCTGGGCGCAACCACAAAGTTCACGGCAACCGAAGCCGCTGAGGGTATGGGTTTTCTGGCGATGGCCGGCTTCGAGGCTGCCGAGATCATCGGTGCATTGCCAGGCGCGCTCAACCTTGCTGCTGCCTCCAATCTGGACTTAGCCAAATCGGCGGATATCGTCTCGAATGTCCTGAGCGGGTTCAACCTGACAGCCGAGAGCACTGACCGGTTCGTCGATACGCTCACGAAAACCTTCACCACGTCCAACACCTCACTCGTCCAGCTTGGGCAGGCTATGAAATTCGCCGCGCCGGCTGCGGCCAGTCTCGGCCTGGATGTAGCCGATACCGCTGCTGCGATTGGTACGTTGGGGGATGCGGGTATACAGGGGTCCCTGGCCGGGAGCAGCTTGCGGGGTGTGCTTCTACAATTGGCCTCGCCAAGCGCCAAGGCCCAAGCCACGATGGACGAACTTGGTATCAGTATCTTTGACGCCCAGGGTAATATGCTTGAGCTACCGGCCATTGTGGGTAATGTCAATCAGGCGTTGAGGGGATTAACCCAGGAGCAACAAACTGCGGCACTAAAAACCCTGGTTGGCACACGTCAATTCTCAGCTTTTCAGGTTTTATTGAATAAAGGCGAGGGTGACTTAAGAAATTACGGCAACGAATTAAGGGATAGCGTTGGTACCGCAAGCGGAATCGCCGCAAAACAACTGGACAACCTCGAAGGCGACCTGACGCTCTTTAACTCTGCCTTGAGCGGGTTGAGGTTGGATACTTTTGATGCCATGGAGGGGGGTCTGAGAGCAGTCACCCAAGCCGGTACGGACATGATTGTTGTTTTATCAGATGGCGTGCGAACCTGGCAGACAACATTAACTCAACTGGGCGCAATCAGCGAAGAGCTTGGCACAACAAGTTTGGCTATGCAAACTTGGGCCAGTGCTACCAACACGGCCTCCACTGCATTTGATACCTGGTTTGCCCGACAAGAGGCCTTGTTACAGTTATCCGCCGATGGCGTAGTGGCGTTGGTTAAGTTGGCAGTCGGGGGAGAAGAACTGGAACAAGCTGTAATGCGGGCTATACCCCCGATTGAGGACCAGGCCGCCGCCGCTGAGGATTTGGGAGAAGCTTCAGAAGACGCCGCCAGCGGCATAGAAGAAAATCAAGCTGCTATCCAAGATTTGCAACAAGAAATTATAGCCACATCAGCAACATTTGTCGATTATAAAACAGCGGTAGATGAGGTTGCGGCAGGCGACGAGGCGCTGCAAGAAAGCCTTGCTCTAACAGCAGATGCCTTCGACGCTGTTAAGAAGGCGGCCAGTGACGCCACTTTGGAGATACAGTTGGCCAAAGCCGCTGAGCAAGGCTTTGTCACGCCCGACACGGCCAGGCAAGCGGATGCTTTCAGGCAAATGGCTATGGCGCGGGGGAAACAAGTAGAGTTGCAGGCCGATTTTCAGCGTAAAATCGACCAGGAGAGAATAGACGAACGACAAAAACTAGAGGAGGATGCGGCAAAGGAAAGCGCGAAGGCATTCCAGAGTTCGTTCGAGGGCGCCGCTGACAATATTAGAGGCACTATCGAGAGCGTCATCAAACCGACTTTATCTGAGGTTTGGCAGCCGCCCGAAGTTGGCGAAGGTCAACGAATGGACGAGGCGGCCAGACGCCTGGCTACGGTGGCTACTAGCGGTTTTGGTTCGGAGTGGCTGGACCAACTCAATCAACAATTTGCCGGACAAGACTTCTTCCAGCCAATCCGGGACGCTATGGCGTCCGGAAACCAGGAGGCATTACAAGCCGCTGCTACGGACATCCTGACCAATCAGGTGACCAAGCTCTGGGATGTTGGGCTAATCAAAAATCAAGTCCGGCAGCAGTTGCAGCAAGACCAACTAAGGCAGCAACTTATCGACCTCGTTCAACAGGAGATGAGCGCCGAAGGGGTGCAAACCACCTTTACCAGCATGCAGACTGCGGCGCAAGACACCAAAGGCGATGTCGATCTCTTGCAGGAAGGGATGGAGGAGGCGCAGGAGAGCACCGAGGCTTTCGGGAGCGATCTGGGCGCGGGGTTAGAAACGGCCACTCAGCAAATCAGCGATTTTGGCGACGCCATCACAGAGATGGAATGGCCCGAAGTCGGTGAAAGCATCGTGATGGGAATCGATAAGGGTATCCAGGACAACATCGAGGCGGTACGCGAGACACTGAAGGGCTTGGCCAGAACCGCCGTCGAGGATGTCGCCAGGGAGTTGGGTATTCAGTCTCCATCAACTGTTATGATGAGTTTGATGGAGGATTTCGTCGAGGGTGGCATCATTGGATTGGACAAAAAAGGTCCTGAGTTCAAGGCGGCACTGGACCAGTTGTTTAGTGTCGACCGGTCCATCACCGATCCTCTAAATGCCGCCGGGGCCGCTTTTGATGAGGTGGAGGAATTATTGGAGCACGGTGGCTTGGGTATATCACAACCAAAGGCCACCCTCATTCTTAATGTTGCCAAAAACGTCATCAAGAGCAACATCGACGAGATGACGAGACTGGGTGAGTTAGGCGGCAAAGAAAGGGAGAACTTCATTGCCAAGCTGATTCAGCAGGCCATTCCAAACTGGGAAAAAGCCGGCATCAAAATGACTGACCGGTTGGCAGCTAGGGTAGCGGATGTGTTTGAGAATAACTTCGATATTTTTCAAGCCGAAAACGAAGCCGCACTACAGGAAATGTTCCGGGACGGCGCACGGCAAGCTGTCGCTTTTGGCAATACCCTGCTGGATGTAGCCAATCAATCTGTAAGCAAACTCAACTCCGATATTGCCACCCTGGCCAATCTGGTCAACAAAGGCACGGACGTTGAGTTTGCCGGACAGATGTTAACGGCGGCTGAAGCCGCAGACAGACTCAACGAAATGTTGGCTGAGCGCCGAGAGATCCAAGATGATCTAAACGAGTTGCAGCAGTCGCAGCAACAGCTGGCGTTTCTGGATAGGCAATTGGCGTTGCTCGATCAGATAGACGAGGCCGGGTTGAACGCTTCTGAAATTCTGGGGGGTATTGGTTTGGGCCTCGACGCCTCTACACAAGATATCGTCGAAGCAACGAACGCAGTTATCCAGGCAATGATCGAGCAAATCAATACCGATTTGGGTATAGCCTCTCCGAGCAAGGTAATGTTCGAGAAATTCCGTAATGTCGGTCTGGGTATGGCCGAGGGGCTGGCTTCGATGATACCGACTATACAATCGGTTATGGCGCCCGTGATACAGCCGTTGATCAACCAGGCGCCTATCGCCGGCAATTCAAGTGTCACGCACAACAATTTCAATATGACGGTCAATACGACGGCCAATCCGCGAGCGGTCATAGGCCAGTTTGCCGTAATGCAAGGAATGGTGTGAGATTAGCGAAATGGATTATTACTCTGCTTTTGTTGATAGTACTTCAAACCTCGGTACATGCTCAGACGTTTATCTATTTACCGGTGATAATGTGCATGAATAATTGTGATAATAACTCGTGGCAGATAGTTAAATACCTGAATGAGGCGCGAATAAATTACGTGCTCAATCCGAGTGCCGAGACAACCGGCAACTTCAGCGCCGTCGCCGGGGCGACCGTTACCCGCTCAACCACGTATCAAAAATATGGCCCGTACTCATACCGTGTTCAGGCCGGCGCAACTAATGACGGCATTAGCCTGACGCTTGGTACGCTGACGAACTCGAACCATACCGTGTCGGTCCGTGTCAGGAACCTGGCCAAGGGTGAACTGGTAGGCCAGGTAGGAACCGGTCAGCACACACTTCAACTCGTCGGGAAAATAGATAAGCAGTGGAACTTGTACAGCGCCGAGTTTTCAGCCGGGGAGACGAACGGCCAGACTAATCTAAATATCCTGGCCAGTACCAATATGGATGTCTACATCGACGGCTTGCAGGTCGAACCGGGGCAACTAACGACTTATATCGACGGTAGTCAGGAGGGCTGTGAGTGGTTGGGCCCAGAGCATGCCGCGGTCAGTCGACGAAGCGGCGGCTCGAAAGCGGGTGGTGAGCCGGTCGATTTCTACGAAGAATACGGCTTTAGAATCGAGGAGATAATCGATGCCGGAGCCAGCCCGCTGCGGCTGGGCATCGATCAGTACGCAATCCTGCCGGGCGGCGAACTGAATTCCGAGAAGATATTGCCACGTGAATTTACTTTGATTGGTAAATTTATTGCCGAAAGTGAAGAAGAGCTACACGCCAAAAGGCAGGCTCTGCGATTGGAATTTCAGACACTGGGCGGACAGGCGACAAAGATCAGGTTTAGCGGCGCGCAAGTCCAGAAGGAAATTTCGGCTTACTATGCCGGGGGGCTGGAGGGTAAAAAGTCGGCTTTTTATGGTGGCTGGGAAATCATTGACGATGATAAGTGGGGCAAAGCAGAACTTTATACCGAGAAAGCATCCATCCAGTTACAAGCGCCTAATCCGTTTTGGTATGAGATTGGGGAGAGTGCGGCGCTGCTAGACACTCAGGACAGCGCAACATTTAGATATGTCGCCGGTCGATTGAGGTCAACCGGACAATGGTCTAATTTAGGGCCGCCCAGTGCTTCGGGCACATACACAAATATAAATGACTTTGCCGAAGACGAAACATATGTATACATCACGGGCAATTTTACCAACTTTGATAATATAGCCAACGCAGATTATATTGTAAGGTGGCATAAGGTCGATCAAGTCTATAGCGCATTGGGCACCGGTCTAAATGCTTCTGGCATTGCCCTGTGGCTTTCTGACAACGGCGTTTTATATGTTGTCGGCAGTTTTACTACCGCAGGTGGGTCGGGGGCCAACCGTATCGCCGCCTGGGACACGGTATCGGAAACGTGGGCCGCCCTGGGTAGTGGCCTGGGAGGTATTGCCAGAGACGTTGTTGTCGACGATAACGATATTTTATATGTAGTCGGTGATTTTACAACATTGGGCAGTGGCGGGGCGGCTAACCGTATCGCATCCTGGGACATATTCAACGGCACCTGGTCCGCTTTGGGTAGTGGTCTGAATAACCAGGGTTTATCTCTGGGCGTTCTGCTCGACGGCACAACTATTTTGGCAGGCGGACAATTTACCACTGCCGGGGGTAGCGCCGCTAATTATATAGCCGCCTGGGATAGCGTAAATTCGGCCTGGAGTGCATTGGGTAACGGCCTGGGGGCGGGTGGCGCGTTCGTGATACAGGTCGATCCAGATACCGGCATAGCCTATATCGGCGGATCATTCACGGTGGATGGTGACGGTAATTTGGTAAATTTTATCGTTGCCTGGAACGGAGTGTCTTTTGTTCCGTTAAGTTCTGGTATGGATAATATTGTTTTTGATGTATCGATAGCGCCTGATAAGAGTCTTTGGGCTTCCGGTATTTTTACCGAGGCCGGGGGGTTGAGTTTAACTAATCGCATTAGCCGATGGAATGGCTCGGCCTGGACACATATCGATCTTGAATTAGGTGGCACGCCTAGTTTGTTTGCCATTTATGCCAGTAAATACCACGATCCATTGATTAAACAAAGGTATTCTGTGTTCGTGGGGGCATCGAGCTTGGCCGGTGTTACGTCGTATTATGGTGGTTTGGTCACTGTTAATAATTCCGGCACTGTAGCAGCGCGTCCGACGATTATATTTACCAGAACGGGGGGGAGTACGACTACGATAACAAAGGTCAGAAACGAAACGACGGGCAAGGAAATTAGCATCAATTATAGCCTAAAAGATGGTGAAACCCTGGTGATTGATTTAACACCAACGAGTCAGAGTGTTGTCTCTCTTCCATCCACCAGACCAAAACCAGGCGCTGTTTTGCCTGCTTCGGACTTGGGGACTTGGGCATTATTGCCTGGTAGTAATGACATCACCTGTTACGTCGATACGGGATCGGGCATCTATGCGGCTGCTGTTACAGCCCGGTTGTTGTGGCAAGACGCCTATGATGGCTATGATTGATGACCGCTAATTATGAAATCTGGCTCACTGACGGCTTTGGCGTAAGGTTGGCCTCACTTGATAACCTTACTAATCTCCAGGCCGGTAAAACGGCCAATCAAATCGCCAATTTTACTATGACCATGCCTCTTTCATTCAGCCGCGATCTCATCGGACCGGATCGAATGGTGCAAATCTGGCGACAGCCCACCGGTGGCGTCCTGTCGCTATGGAATACCTATCTTCTCAGGCGCTGGATATTTCAGCATAATGAGAGTGACGAAGTTGTTACCCTTGCCGGCCCGGATATGAAGGATTTACTCAGGCGTCGCCATGCCATCGCCTATTCAGGCTCATCTCAGGCTACTAAGGCCGACTATGCCGATAATATGATGAAAGAGATATTGTCGGAAGCCACCTCGGATAGCGTGGCACCCACGCCGGACGCCGGCACACGGGTCTGGGGCGATCTCTCGGTTCAAGCTGATACCAGTCTGGGGCCGATCCTGGTAAGAAATCTTGAGTTTGGTAAGCTGTTGGCTACCGGCGAAAGTGGCATATTTAATGACATCGCCAAAGCCGCCAGGGCAGCGGGTAATGAGGTATTTTTTGATATAGTCCCGAATGTGATTAGTTCCAATTCAATTAGTTTTCAATTCCAAACTACCATCAACCAGCCGGGCCAGGATGTTTCGGCCCAGGTCGCCTTCTCTCAAGAGACCGGTAACCTCAAAAACCCTTCGTTGGAATACGATCACAGCAATGAGGAGAACTACGTCTACGCCGCCGGCCAGGGGGAGGGCAGCAGTAGAAACATTCAACAGGTCTACGATGCCGACCGGTACGGCGTCTCGCAGTGGGCGCGCTGCGAGGGCTTTGTAGACGCCAGGGATCAGACGACGGCCAATGGCGTCCGGGAAACTGGCCGCCGGCATTTGAGCGAAGGCAGGCCCCGTATTCACTTTACCGGCCAGCCGGTAGACACCAAGGGTACGCGATTTGGTATCCATTGGAACTTTGGTGACAAAGTGCGGGCTAAATATGCCAACATTCAATTTGATAGCATCATTCGGGCGGTCGCGCTATCGGTTGACGAAACCGGGCTGGAGACGGTCAATACCCGGTTAGATTTTGAAGCGGCATTATGATTGACCAGGCGATGATTGATCTAACCCGGCAAGTAAAGGATTTACAAACTCAGGTTAACAACCTGGTCAAGCCGGAGAAAAGCTCAGACCTGATTAGCCCATTTCTGGACCTGCCCGGCCTGGTCGGTTTCTGGCCGATGTCGAGCGTCCAGGGCAGTACGGGCAATGCTTACGACCTGAGCGGGCAGGGCCGGACCCTGACCTATAACGGCAATCCGACGTATAACATTTATAACAACCTTGTGCCATATATCGATCTCGACGGTACGGGGGATTTTCTGAGCCGGGCCGATGAGGCTGGCCTTGATATTTCAGGGACTGAGACAATTTACGCCAGCGGGGTACGTGGGTTGACGATGGGGGGGTATTTTTGGGCTGTGGCGGCGGGGGCCGCGCAGGGGTTAATTAGCAAGTGGAACGGGGCGGGCAACCAGCGGTCTTACCTGGTGGATATCCAGGGCGATGGCAGCGCGGCAGTGTTCGTTTCTGTCGACGGGAGCGCCATTACAAGCGCAAGTTCGGGGGCAGCGTCTGTTTCCGCCGCCGCGTTTCACTTTGTGGTGGGTCGCTTCACCCCATCGAGCGAACTAGCTATTTTTCTCGACGGAGTAAAAACAACAAATACGACCTCTATTCCAGCGTCCATACACAGTGGAACGTCCGCGCTTCAGGTTGGAGCGTTCAACGCTGGCATGAGCCTACTGACCGGTCGCGCCTCACACTGCTTCCTATGTGCCAACGCCTTGCCAGATGCCACTGTAGGCTCGCTTTTTCAGCGGACACGGGGGGCGTTTGGTGTTTGAGGTGTCTCAAAATAGTAGATCCAATTGCCCCGCCACCACATAACCTCGATGATACGTTGTTGTGGTTCGATGCACCCAATACTCATTTTCCACCTCGATTCAGACCAGCGGCTATTGCAATCACCGTAAAGTCATCAAGGCACTCTAACGCCTCAACTAGCAGCGGCCTCAGCAACGGCTCGCCGGCTGTTATTCGCTGCTGCAACTGCCAGATCAACAGTTGTAGGGCCAGGTATTGGATGGTGTTCTCAGGTGTGTTCGTCATTTGTTTTTGTCCTTCTCGGGTTCTCAGGTAGCGGGTGATGAAATCTGCTTTGTCTCTCATATTCGCCTCCGCTTCACCGCCGGCTGTAACTCCACCGTTTCGCGTGTGATCGTCACCTGCTGACCGGTGGCAAAGCCGAAGTCGATTTTTTGGTCATTGCTGTCCAAAAAAATCCCAAGCTGCATTTTCACCACCGGGTCACAAGCTGCGAAACACTCTCGCAGTTGCGCGGCGTTGGTGGTCTGATCGCGGCCATACCGGTTGCTATCAGATATGTAGTACAGGGATACGGCTTTCATCGGCTAGGCCTCCTGATATACTCATCAACGTGGCACGGATCATCCGGCCAGCACCAGCACACCAGGATCAGACCACTCTGGCCCTGATGTGCCGCGAGCCAGTCTAACACTTGTTGGCGGCGTTGGGGCAGGTAGTCATTGACAATCTGACCGTCTACCCATACGCCCTGTCCATTGAGCCACTTGATAAACTCTTCGGTGCCGTAGCCCTTGGCGATCCTCTCTGGTATCATACCCAGATCGGCTGAGCGCCAGTTGAACGGATTTCCAAGAAACGTTGGCCGGCTGCAAACGATAGCGCCCGCAGGCAGACGTGCGCCTCGCTGCCTGCTGCGCTTTATCCGGCGCGGCGGGATGTAGGCCGCCAGGTCCGGGGCGGCGTAGTAGGTTGCTTCGCGTTTGGTTATCATTGATTATCCTCCAAGTATCTAATTATCTTCCCCTTCGACCGGGCGTAGTCCAGTTGGCGCGCGGTCGATTCGCCGATGTGGCCTTCAACGTTCAAAATCAAAACCTCATCGGCAAGATCGATTTTTCGCAGGTGCAACTCGTTGAGCATTGCCTTAACCCGGTCCCTATCTGCCCGGTCCGGGTTGCCGCCGAAATGCCAACCGCCCGCGCCGGTGGCTATGCTCAGCACAATTTTGCCGGCCAACGTTTCGACCAACCCAGCGCGCTGAAACTCGCACCAGAAACGAGTTGAGCCACAAAGACAAACGATGGTCGGACGGCCTACGTGGTCATTTGGTATGTTCATAGTTCGTGTCCTTTCTGCGCACTAGGTAGCGGCAACTCAAGTGGATAGTACATCACCGCAATCATTCTTTGTCTGGTCCTGCCCCCCGGCTCTGCACGCAACGTCCTAAATCCGAGCGTCTGCCAAAACAACAGTGCGGGTAAATCATCCGCACAGCGCACCCGAATCGACGAACAGCCAACAAGCCGGGCGCGTTGCAGTAGTGTGTCAAAGGCGGTCTGACCGTAGCCTGTCAGCCAATGATCGTAATCTATTGCGTGCTGGCTGATGACCAACGGCTGACCGCGCCTAGGCGCGCCGTGGAGTAAGTACCCCACAGGCCGCCCCCGCTCGTCTGTTTGTAGCACGTACCGGTTGAGTCTGACGTATTGGCACTCAATCGTGGAAAAAGGGATCAAGCTAAAACAGCCGGGTTGGATGCTGTTTGTCATCTCGGTCATCAGGCCACCGATATAGCCCGCCTCGTTCATCACTCAAATGTTAGGCCGCCTGTCATGCCGCGATTCGACCCGGTGGACGTCAACTAAGGTGACGATGCACAGGGCAGAGCCGTAGGGCCATCTGATTGATGAGCGCGCTTTCAGCACTTGGAGTAGCGCGCTCCGGCAAGCCGGCGAAAGATCAAGAGTGGAGAACTTGCGTTTCGCTGCTTGGATAACCAGCGGGCCCCGGTGACTGGTCGGCCACGACCGGGTTTCGTACTGCTTTTCCCCCAAGGCCACGAGTAAGGCCCAGGGTTGCCAGGGCGAAAGTGCCTTGATTTGATTCATTGCCTTATCCTCTCTACTCAAATATCAAGTACGGTACGCCACCGACCCGCAGCCACCGAATCGAGCGCGGTACGTAATCGCAACCCTCGTCCAAGTTGATGGCGGAGTGGGCCCCAAAGTCGGCGCCGTGACCGATCAGGATGGGCGGCGGTCGAGGTCAATGGAGATGGTGGCTGGGTCAGTCATTTGTTCTCACCTTTTTCAATCTTCACAATCCTGGCGTTTACGCCCGTGCCGCTTGCCCTAAACGAGCCATCCGGCAGCTTGATATCGAAGTAGCCGTGTTTGGACACTATCCATTGCCTAAATTCGACCGCCTTACGGTTGGTCCGAAAAAACGAGCCTTCGCTCACTACCGAGACCAACTTGCCACCCGGTACCAGTAATTTGTATGCGTGCCGGACATGGTCGATATCCTGACCATCCTCAAATGGTGGGTTCATCAGGATGCGGTCGTAGCGGGTAGCGGTAATATATTTCAAGAAGTCGATGGGGTAAACCCGATATCCCTTTTTTCCTAGGGCCTCCGCCCGGACCGGGTTCATCTCCACACAGTCAATGAGCCGGTACGGCACGCCATATTTACCAGTCAGGATGTCAACGATTGCGCCATCGCCCGCGCTGGGTTCCAGGAATCTATGGACGCGGGGATCAAAGCCGATTGCGCCAGCCATTCTGTCTACCACGCTCATAGGCGTTCGGAGAAAGCCGTCTTTGGTGACCTCGACCGTACCGGTCTCGATGACCAGCCCCAGGGCTGGCCCGGGATCATCGGTAAAAACCTGCGCTCTGAGCCTGCCATCCCATTTGCCGCCAAGGGCCTTGATCGCCTTGGCGAACGCCTCGTAGGTTGGCCGGTCGAGTTGTTTTTCGTAGATGCCCATATAGACATCACCCCGTTGCTCGATTCTCATTTCAGCTAGAATGTCTATGATGTTATCGGGAATATTGAGTGTTTTTGTTTTCATTGCGTCTCCAGTCGCACTTCATACCTAGCGTTTTTTCAACGATTGTTTGCCCGGTGGCGTCGGCATCGACCTGAACCAACAGCCCAATGCCGGGCAGATGGTGACCGGTCTTGACAACGGCATGCTGCCCACAGAGCCGGGCCAGCGATTGGGCTGTAGGTTTGCCGTGAACAAAAATCTTAGTTCGTTGCATCGTTTGTCTCACTTTCCATAATCTCTATTAGAAATTCACAGCGGTACTCACTTCCCAGATACCGCCCCGTTTCGATTTTATCGACCCAGCAATCGTTTCTAAAAACGATACCCTGCGCCGCATCCTCGACCGCTTTGAGGACATTCGACAGGTCGCATTTGTGTAACCCGGACGGCTGCCAAACAAAGAGCCTGATACTCAGCGGCGTGTTATCCGGCAATGCCTGCCAATCGTTATCTCTCATTTGTCGCCATAACTGCCCGGCAATCGCGTCCTGACTGGATAGATAACGTTTGGCTCGGTCGGTCCATTTGGACCGTTGGGTCATTCGGGTGTACGGCACAATGCGGCCTTGGATGTGAAATAACACTTAGTATGCCACGCCCGTTATCGGATCAATGTCATATAGCTCGAATTTATCTGGCTTGAAATGCACAGGGAATGTATTTCGCTCTGGAAAAAACTTGCGCTGTTTGAGCAAACGAATGAGCATGAGGTCCTTGGTAACCTCGTATTCGACCCCGCCAATATCAATCCTCTCTAGTGATTTGCCAGCCTTGGTAATCACCGTCGATGGCCTCAGAATGCCTACTTCCCGGAATGCCTCCTGCTCGATGGCGCTTGTCCACTGTCCACCGGATAGCGTCGGTATCGGCAGCGCTTGATCATCGACATCGCGCGATGCCTGCACCGCTAGCAGAATCGGGCAGTTGACATCCATCGATAGCGTGCTGAGCGAAAACATCGCCTCGGTTACCTCCGAGATACGGTCCCGCTTCTTCGGTACCGGCACTTTTTGCAGATAATCCCCACAGATCAAAACCGGCTCGATGCCGAACTCATAAAACAGCGCGTAGATCGTATCGATAACCAGATCAATCGTCATTGGCGGCTTTCGCTTGCTGCGATCTCTAATCAGGCTCCGGCCAAAAACGTACAGCGGCAGGCCGGGCCGTTTTACGGCCTTACGGGTTACCAGGTCCGGATCGACCCGGCCCCAGGCCACATCCTCAGCGGTGTAGTCGATGCCGCTCTGGATGCTCATCTCGATGCTCTCGATTGGTTCTTCCCAGGTGACGTAAATTACGCATTTATTTACGTCCTGGCGGGTCTCTACCAGGCGCTGGGCATGCCGGCGTGCCATATAAATCAGGAAGCTGGTCTTGCCGTTGCCGGGCCGGGCCTTGACAACGGTTACCTCGCCGGGTCGCATTGGTGTTATGTTTTTGTCGAGCAAACGGCTGCCGTAATCGATTTGCGGCGCGGCCAGCAGCTCTTCGACAGACTGGACATAGGCCGTTGCCGATTCGGACGGCGTATGAAGGAACATTTCGCCGGCCTTGACAATTTGGTTAAGGCGCTTGCGGTCGATAGCCAAGGTCATATTAGCCGATCCTCAACACGGTTTCACCGGCTTCGTTGAGCGTGATGTCTGGGCCGGGGGGGTGTCTGCCGTTGTTGGCAGCAGGCGATTGCCCGGCTACTCTGGATCGGCACATGTTCACAATGGATTGCGGGCCGGAGATGGTTAAATCGTCGTCTCGCATTTTCTTGACGACGGATGCCATAATAAGCGTCGCCTTATCAGCGTCGCCGCATACGCGCAGGATTTCGCCAAATTGTGACCACCAAAACCCTTGCTGGCTTTTTATACCCGGCATGGCTATGCCGGTAAGGCGACAGAATTCTTCTTTAATTACAGTTTTCGGTCCAGGTGACAAGTCACCTGAAGTTTTTTGTTCTTTCTTGGGTTTCTTTCTAAGAGTTTCTTTCTCTGTACGGGGGTCAACTTCTGACAGTAGGGGGTCAACTTCTGACCCCCAGGGGGTCAACTTCTGACCCCCTGAATTTCTGAGTTGGTAGTATCGTTTGATTCTGGCCTTGTCTGAATCATCCTCCACTACTCGTATAAAACCGTGGTCGACAGCACTGGCGATTCCTGCCTTGACCGCATTCGTTGATAACCCGGTTCCGGCGTCCAACCGGCTGCCATCCCTGCGCTTGCGGCCATTGCAGAACTCATCAATCGTAATTTTCTTTTCGTCGTCACCGAATCCCCACGTGTGCCGGAGTATATACAGCACCACCTTGATTTCAGCTTGACTGGTCATAAGGTGCATAGTTTCCACTAATGCGTGTGGCAACTTGCTCCAGTTTTCGGTTGGTTCGTCAAATCCACTAAACACTTTTGCCACCGACAATCTCCTTTGCCAATTCTCTCAGAATCGACACCTTGAAATCGCTTTCGTTTTTGCCGTCAACCACTTGATCGATGACACCGGCCTTGGATTGAATCAGCCTGACAATCGTCTCGTCAATCGTGTCCTGAGCAACCAGATACCAGGCAGTCACACTATCAGTCTGGCCGATTCTGTGTGCTCTGTCTTCTGCTTGCAGGTGGTCACCCGGCGTCCAGGCAAATTCCAAAAACGCCACACCTGAAGCCGCCGTGAGCGTCAATCCCACGCCGGCCGCCTTGATGTTGCCGACGAACAGTCTGACCGAATCGTCTGCCTGGAATCGGTCAACGGACTGCTGACGATCTTGTTGGCTGTCATCGCCGGTCACCCTGACCGCCTGCTCCCCGAAGGCCGCCATCAGTTCCGCAACTACTGATTTGTGGGTTGCAAATACGATCAGCTTCTGGCCTGATTCCAGGAAATCGGCAATCCATTGCTTGGATTGCGCCATTTTCGCGGCGACCGCGATCTGTTTTGTTTTCTCGATCATTGCCAGGTGGGCCGCGCCAAACGACTCGCCCGATTCGATTGACTCTTCGATCATTGCCCTTGCCTCGGCCACCGAGCGATCGTATTCCCGTCTCATTTTTGGATCCAGTTCGATGGCGACGGTTGATCGACGCTTGGCCGGCAGCTCGGCCATTACTTGAGCCTTGGTACGCCGGATCATAAACGGCTTGATTTTTTGATGTAGTTCGTCGAGGTTTGACGCGCCCGAAAAATCCCACCCAAATCCGTTGTTGTGCGCGTCACAATACCTTTTGGCGAACGGGAAAAATTTGGGCCACGCGCCGGGATCGACCATGTTGAGTAAGGGAAATAACTCGACCGGTCGGTTGGTAAGCGGCGTGCCGGTCAGGAGGATAGCGTGTTCGGTTTTTTTGGCTAGAACCGCTGCCGCCTTAGCGCGTCTGCTTTTCGAGTTTTTGGCGTAGTGTGCCTCGTCATAGATAAGCACTATCGGTCCCGCATCGATTAACGTATCAACCCAATGCGTCAGGATGTCCCAGTTGAGGATTACAATTGACGCACCGGTCAACGCCTGAGCATCCGGTTTTGTGCCGCCCAGGGTGACAATGCGCTCTTCGGTCGATAGCCATTTAGCGATCTCTCGCTCCCAGTTGATCTTGAGCGACGCCGGGACAACGATGATGGCCGGTCGTTTGTCGGGATGCAGTTGTAGATACGCCAGCGATTGCAACGTTTTTCCCAGCCCCATCTCGTCGGCGATGATACCCCGCCCGCCGGCCAGGTCGATAAACTGAACGCCGGCGCGTTGGTACGGTAACGGTTGCCCCAAAATGCCGGGTATCTCGAAATCAGAACTTGCCTGACTACTCATCGAGGCCAGTTGTTTTTGGCTGTCAGATAGCGCCTGGATTTCGGATGCTACCTGAAACTCTGGGAACTTGGCGACAACCTCGTCGATGATCGAGGTTGGTGCTAGCCAGGTCTTTGTCTTTGGATCGAATCGCCGGTTGCTTAGCGACCGAGCACGGTCAACCAGTTTGGGGTCATAGTCGGAAATGAGCGCAATCTCTGCGCCGCGCATGACCAACCGACCGGTTATCTGTTTGGGTGTTTCGGTTTTTGGTCTGTCGTTGCCGTTCTGGTAAACCGCATAGTTGCCGATTTCCGGCAGCTCGATTCCGGCGGCCTGCAACTGGCCCCGGTAGGTTTGCAGCATTTTTATGGCTGCGAGCTGCTGTTTGACCGACAACGTTCTGGTCTGTGATTGTTCGGCCAGACTCCTCCCGAACCCGGTATCGCGACCATTGAAACCCTGACCGTCCTGCGATTGAGCGCCATCACAGACCGAGGCTAGGTGTCGGAGCGCACTTGCTAAGGTTTGGTATTGTTCCGTCATTTTCTACTCCAGGTAAATAAAAAGCCCCTTGTCAGTTTTGCCATCGTTGCTGAGACGAGTGACGGGACATTTGTCCACTGACAAGGGGCGAAAAACCCACGATATTTGGCTGCTTGGCAATAAAAATGCCCCAATACTCATCTCAGCTTTATCCACTATACCACAACCCCCTATCATTTGTCAAGGCCGAATTACCCGGCCTTGCTCTAACATCGTCAAAAAGTCGCTCATGCTACAGCCGTATTTAACAAACAGATCGTCCGGCTTGGCGGGTAAGGTCACCAAACAAACGCGCCTAACCACTTCGGTCAACCGGCTTGCTGTTTTGTATGCTGCCCCATTTGCGCCCGGATCAAAGGCCACGAACACCGTATCCAGGCGTTCAAAAAACTGCCCCCACTCGTCTTTCCAAATCGTCGCTCCGGGCACACCGGCTACAGTGATCCCGGCCTGATCGAGGAACATTGCCTTGACCTCGCCTTCTACCAATAGCGCCTGACCCCGGTCCAAGAGGCCGAAATGTACCTCGTCATCACCCGGCAAGAGCGCGTCGGCATTGAATAGTTGCGCTCGCATCCCGACAGCGTGATAGCGGTACTTGTCGCCTGGCGTCGGCGGGTTGGTTAATCGGTGGCGAATCGTAGTCAGTTTTTTGGACTGGTAAACCGGGATGACGTAGGAATCGTATCCCGGCAGTGTGGGACACGATTCGCAGTACCCCAGCCGGTAACGCCTAACCGTCTCTGGCTCCAAGCCGCAGTGTGTCCAGTAGCCGTTTGCCCCGGCTAGTTGCCGGTGGTACTGCTGCACCATCGGCTCTAGCCTGGCTACCCCGGCCTGCATTCGGGCCTCAGTTTCGACCTGATTCTGCCTTCGTTTGGCTTCGGCGCGTTTCCAGGATTCGCGCTGTTCCGGCGTGATCGATGACTGGTCAGCCTCGATCACGAACCCCTTCAGGCCGCATTGCCGGCAAAAATAATTGCCTTTGTCCGGCCAGTAGAGGAAGCGGTCATCACCGGTTTGGCAGGCCGGGCAGGCCGCGCTCCATTCGTGTTTGGTTTTTTGCCGGTAGTTTGGTAACCGGGTCAAATCGTGCCTAGAGAGGTTCGGACTTGTCGCCATCGTCAGGCTCCAGCTCGTCGATGATAAATGCAATTAGCGCGTTAGCCGTGGGTATCATTGCCTCAAACTGTTGCCGCCGTCGCTTCCACAGCAGCAACATGGCCCGGTGATGCTCTTCGTGAGCGCGCGCCTCGTCGAGCGCGCGTGATAATTCGGATCGGGTCATCGGCGAACCTCCATCACCCAAAACTTCCTACCTACCTGCACCAGCACCGCCCGCGTTTCCGCAGCGGGCCCGGGGCCGACTGGTTGGCGGCGAACAGTTTGCATAAATCGGTAGAGTTTGGTAAAATAGATACGCATACGGTTTTCTCCTTTTTGGGTTAAGCGGATCGGCTTTGGCGAAGGGCCGGTCCGCTTTTTTATTTGCGCTTACCCGGCAGCAGCCAGGCGTACAGACATGCATCCGAGCCGCAGGTCATACCAATGGTGGTCATCAGGCGGGCGATGTGGTTTGTTTTGGCGCTCAACGTACAAACTCCCGTCTGGCCCACTCGTGGACATACCAGCGCCGCTCGATATCATCATCATCGATTTCCTGCAGATGTTCACCGAGCGGCAACTGAAGCTGCGAACCGCTCTTTTTGATCCTCAAATGGTTTTGGCGCAGGTTAACCAGAAACTGTGCGTACTGTTCTGGTGAATAAACTTTCCATCCTTTTGACTTGACCGGATAATATTCCTTCACGTAAAATTCGGTGATGTCGAAAACTTGCCGGTCAGCCGGGTTAGACATATCGTGGTTGGGTAGATACAGAACCAAGAAAACCGGAACATTCGCGGCCCTACCAAGTTGGTAAAGAATATTTACACTCTTAGGGTGATAGCCATCCGGCTTGAGAGGTCTCGATACCTCAACTGTTTCAATCAAGGCAACCGGTGGCCTGTCATACGGATGCTTGGCTTCAACGTATAGAGCATCAATATCGATCATTGTCAATCGAGAGGCCAGGATTTCATCCCCGGCCAAAAACCGCTTGATACTGTCACGCCTATGCCATGCCGAGTAGGTACGCGGCCTCTGACCGGTTCGTTCACGTTGTGACACTATTCACTATCCTTTCCTCTGCTTGCCGGGCTGTCAGGTCGTCTTTCTCGATCCCGAAATACTGACAGCCTAACTGTTTGGCCGCAACCAATGTTGTGCCGCTCCCCAGGAACGGGTCGAGTACAGCGCCGCCGCCTGGACATAGGGCCTTGATATAGTGAGCCGATTCGGCCAGCGCCTGCTGCCATTTATGGTTGTCCTTTTCGCGCCCCCCGGAAACGAAATCATCGAATTTATTCCAGTATGGCGCTATCGGTGGCTTACCGTACATCAGAATTGGCTTCCATTGGTTATCCAGGTTCCACTTCTTGAACCAGGTAGCGCCATCGGAATGGCCTATTCCGCATAGCCACATATACTCAAGGTGCTCGCTCATTAGCGGCATTATTTCCGGTAGGTGCATTTGGCCGCTGTAGGCCATGAGGATACCACCGGGCTTCAGGACTCGTTTTCCAAGTTGAGCCAGGTCGCTGTAGAGTTTTACGGCGGACTTGTCGTAAGGGGGGTCAGTAAATATCAGATCAATCGAATCGCCCGGTATCTGGCCGCCAACCTGGCGAAGATCACCAACTATCAGCCAGTCGGCATTAACCGGCTTGATAGTCTCAAGCCTGGTCTCTTGCTCAACATCATGAATGGCCGCCTTTAATTTCTTGCCGTCTCCGACAACCTTTTTTTTAACGCGCTCCCTTTTCCCAACGGGCAATTTCGCCAGAATTTTGGCATCCGGTACTGAGAAAGTGCCCTGAAAGACATCATCGAGCAATCCCTGATCTCGTTCACCGATACTCTTCAGGTCCTGAACGTACCGCCCGTTTGTCCCAAACAGCGCGGCGGCCTGGTCGCGGGACTTGCCTTGTTCCAGTTGTGGAAACATTTCCACAACTGGATTATCAGCATATTGGGGCGCATTGAAATGTCCAACCGCCTGCCTCCCCCTTGCCTCACTCTCCAACTGTTCCAACAGGTCCCCGGTCTTGACCACGCACGCCGCGAGTTGGCTGCTGGTCAAGTGCCGGCGCTCTTTGTTGAGCGAAACAATGAAGGCAATCAGGGCGGCGCTGGAGAGGTTACCGTCGTAGGTCTGGAAGTGTGCGTTCGTATTCGTCGCTTCACAGGCGCGCCAACGATTCCGGCCATCGAGGATACTGCCATCTGGGTGAAGCCAGATCGATTCGATCAGGCCGTTTGCCGATACGTCGGTTTTGAGCCGCTCAAACTCCTCACCTTCGATAAGTGGAAATATGTTGGCTATTGGGTGAGAATCCACACGTTGTCACCTTTCTGGGGGAATAAAAAAGCCTTAAATTCTTGTACCGGGCGGTTGGCGGCTGTGGGGTCCCTATTGGCTAGGGTACGCCATACCCGCCCTGTACAAAAACTCAAGGCTTTGCAACTGTCCCCACAGTCTACTTTCCTTATTATTCGGTTATCCCCGAGACGCCACTCTCGCGGATCCCCTCATCTTACCACCAATCGCCCCGGCTGTCAAGTCTCAAAAAGCCGCAGTTGCTCAAACCTCCACCGCGGCTCTCTCAACCAGTACGCATATTGGATAAGGTTGAATCCACCCGAACCGCGCGTATTACTCTTGCCGTGCCGCCTCTGACTCACCGTCCGCTTGACCTCCGTAAAGTTGGCTGCCTTGTAGACCGTACCCTGGTGGCCCTGATCCAGGTCAGCCCAGGAGACGATAAGCCGGATATGGTATGGTCTACCACTATCAACCGGCGGATGGTGCTCCAACCAGTCACGCTGAATCCGCCGCCATATTTTAGCCATCACGACTGTCGCGGAGTTGCGCGGCAGGTCGTCATGTAGCCACATCCGAGATAGTACCAGCACCTGCCATTTGTCCAGGCCGGGCAGATGCCGGGCAGTCCAGTTATCAGTTAGTGTCATCGCCAACTGGTTGGCGATTTCAGCCGCAGAGTTGGGGTCGGCTAGCCCGCTCAACTGCCGGGTACAGTTGGTAAACTTGATCTCATCGTAGCCGAATAGCCCTTTTTGCCGCGTGTAGTGGATTGTAGCAAACATTAGCATGCCACACGGCATGCCGTCAGGCCGGATAGGTGAGCCATCGAACCAAACCCGGTACGCAAACGGATGCGCGCGCGGGTGAACAGGCCGATGTAGATAATGGTATTTTGTGGCTATCCACTGCGCCCAGTCGATTGGCGCGCGCTCAACTCGGATGCGGGTTTTTAGGCTCATAGTAAAATCGCTTTAGCTAGAAAAGTTTCGGCTGCAACCGCCCCGCTTCCAGCGCCTGCCAGGCGTGCGGCGACAGTCACAACACCTCTATCCGCTCAACCGCGCCATCACCCCGTGCGGCCCGCTGAACCCGTTGCCAATCCGGGTATAGCTCGATGTCGTACAAATCACACGGATAGCCGCTGACAACCACCATTCCGGCCACGGCGCGCAACTGTTCGGCCAATTCGCGGTGCTCGTTATCGGTCATATCGCAACTGTAGTGGCTGGATTTTGAGCGGGTCGATTTGGGGTACGGCGGATCGGCATAAAACAACGTCTCCGGGCTGTCCTGCTGGGCGATCGCCTCCCGGGCGGGTCTGTTTTCGATGACGACGCCGCGCAGGCGGTCGGTGAACGCTAAAACGTGATTTGGGTAGCTGGCCCAGTCGTGGGCAGGGATTGACGCTCGGTTTGGTCCCGTGTAGTCCCTAAAGCCGGTCCGCCAATCCGGTGACATATTAGAGCTATACCCCATAAACGACCTCATAATCGTCCGCCGCGCCGCTGTACGGCTCGACGTAAACTCGGTGCTGTGGGAAGTGGCTAATGATCCACTTTGCCAACCGGAACTTGCCACCGTGATAGTACAGTACTGGTCTGGTTGGCGCGTCAGGTGCGGTGTTCATCGGCCTCCCTTTTCGGCAGTGGCTTCACCGGATAGTGACTGCATCGTGGACACCGCCTGCGCATCGTCCTATCGGTCCGCACGCCGCGCCACCCGCATGCCTCACAGTAGCATTTATACTTCGGCTGCCAATTCCTACCCATCACTAACCTTCCCTTCCATCGCCCAAAAATCCTGTTTACGGTTGCCAAAAGACACCGGTGGCCGCAACCGCTTACGCTCTTTGGTGCGTCGCCACAGGTAGAGGATAAGCAAGCGGCGTAGGATGAGAAGGTCGAGGGGTGGGTTGGTCATCGGTTTTTCCTCCTCAAATGCCACGCTCCGCACCAACACTTTTCCACTTGCCACGTCCCGACGAGCCAGCCCAAGCGGCGCAGAATGAGAAGGTCAAGGGGTGGGCTGGTCACTGCAGGCTCTCCACAACCCGTTGCGCCAACAGCGGCGGGACCATATTGCCAATGATCTTACAAGACAACGGATTAGAGCCCGGTAATGCGTAGCTGTCCGGCACTGACTGTATCCGGGCCAGGGCGCGGGGCGTCATACCGACAACACGGGGGCCGACGAAGGCACGCTGGCCGCTGTGTTGACCGCCGCTAGCCGTAATCGTGAAGTACGGCTCATCTCCGGTCCTGATTTGCGGACGCCGGTTTTCTACGGTGTTGGGCTGGCCATACTGCGAGCCAATGACAAAAGCTCTTGATACGCCCTTCGACTGATCGGTGATGGCGAAAGCCGGCATGCTCCCGTTACGGACCGTACCCGAGCTTCTGTTCTGTCCATCGGCCAAGAACGCTCCTATCCCTGTCTGGTTGCGGTTGGCCGTGATGGTAAAGGCAGGCTCTTCGACCATCGCCCTGACCGCCCGACCCCCATACCCGGACACCCCCGCTAGCATACTTGCCATCTCTGGCGGCAACCGTTCCAGTTGCCAGGCCGCGAACTCGCTATCTGGCAACGTCGGGATCAGGTCCTCGATGGCCTCGTACCAGCTAACCCATCGGGGATACAAACCGCCAAACATCCCCGCGCCGCCGTTTTCGCTATGCGTTGGCGTCGGCTTGCGGGGTTGGCGCTCGCGGCTGGCTAGCAGAACAAGCCGCTTACGTGTCTGAGGAACACCATAATCAGCCGCGTTTAGATGCCACCAGTCGATGGCATAGTTCAACTCGGTCAGCCGATCCCGGATCGTTCTGAAGCTCTCGAAACCCCGGTACCGCCAAACGTTTTCCAGCGAAAACGATACCGGCTCCAGGACCTCCAATGCTCCGCAGATGGCCCGCGCCTGGCTCAGGTCCTCGTCTGTCTCTCCAGCGTTAGTGTTTGCGACCGAGGCGTTCGCGCACTGCGGGGACGCGTGCAGGTGATACGGCCGTTCCAGGCCAGCGTAGCCGACGGTGGCAATATCCGACCTGACAACCGTCAGGCCGGGGGTGTTCAGTTCGGCATACCTGGCAATGTCGGGATCGATTTCGACGCCCCAGAGCGGCTTGTACCCTGCCGCCTGCGCGCCGGTATCGAAGCCACCACCGCCGGTTAGTAATGTCGAAAATGTTTTCACTCCATCTCCCCATGCGCCTCTTTTACCACGTCCGCCAACTCCGCATACCGCCGCTGGCTTACCAGCAGCGCGGCCGTCAGGTGACGATTGGCCTTCGCCAACCGGACGGCCAGGTTCAGCAGCCGCTTTTCCCAGCCGGGGCCAGTTTGGCCGGCCTGGTAATCGTCGAAGAGTTGCTTGATTTCGTCGCTCATCTCATCTCACGTCATACAGTGTGCACCGCAGAACATCGGCAGCGCAATCGGTTGTTCGGCAAAATCGACTTGGCGCAGCGGGATGCACGATTTATGTAAGAAAACATCTCCGCGCAGACCGACCGTCAACCGTTGCGCGGCCTCCGGTGACCTGATCCAATCGTCGAATTGGCAAGCCTCCTCAAAGAGGTCCGGGCGGTCGGTCGCCAAATCCAGCCAATAGCCATCGTCGTGGAAGGCGCACACTAGGCATGATGATCTGCCGGGTACGGGCAGGCCGTGGGATTGCAGGTAATCGAGGCAGTCCCTCACCGACATCCGCTTGTCGATCAGCGGATAAATGTCCTGCTCCCAGGCCGTGGCCCGGTTTTTCAACCGCTCGATCTCATCATACGAGATCCCGAACCACGACTCGATGTAGACGCCAGCGTCGATCCGGCGCGAGCCGTCGCTTGCTACTTTACCGTAATCATGCTCGATGAGCCAGTCTCTCAGGTAATCCCGAATTACCTTGATTTTGTACTCGCTCGTGCATTGTCGTCTCAGCCGCCCAACGTTGCCGCCGGCATCTTTGGTATAAAACGGCATCGAGGCAAAGCGCCCGCTACCGGATTTGGCATCCTCAACGATATTGCCTCCCGAAACCCTGACGACCGGTACGCGCCCGGCCAGGTAATCGACCTGACCGTATACCCAGTCCGGCTCGTTGCCGGTGTCGGCAAAAATCGCAAAATCAATCGGTGACAAATCACCGCTGGCCGACATCTCCGCCAGCGTGCTCGATTGGCGGCCGGCGCCGAGGTGCAGGACACGGGCGACGCGTTTTTCCTGGTCAAAATTGCGGAGGTGTAGGACGCGCTTCGGTTTTGTGCCTGGTAGCAGGGGCGCCTGGGTGATTTTCACCTGTCGATTATCCTCTCCGCATCCTCTAGCACGCCCGTAAACGTCTCGCAAAACGGTCCGACCTTTGGCCGCCTGCCGCGCTTCCGCAGCGGATCGATAGCCATTTTGCAGGCCAGCCGGAGCGCCTTGTTTTCGGCGCGGAGGCGGGCGAGTTCGTCAGTGGGGGTCATTGTTACCATTCCCGATTGGCTCTAGCCGGATAACTACCTTCATACCATACTTTGCGGCAAAGCGCCGCAGTTTCCGAACGATCAGATCATCCGGTATCTCATACTCATTCGAGACAATCTTGCTGAACGTCGGTCTGGATAGGCCGGTTCGTTTAGCTTCATCTAGCACCGTCCGTCCGGTGCCAAGAAACAAAGTTCTGAAATCATTCATCGCAATATACCTCCGATGATATTATAAACGCAAAGTAAAAAAATGTCAACCGTGTAGTTCGTGTAAAAAACCATTGACAAATAAGCCAATGTGTGGTAAAATCAATTATAGTTGATTATGAAGTTTTTAGCACGAGGAGAATGAAAATGTTGACCAATGCAGAGAGATTTGAGTTAGACGACCTGCGGCGTTCCGACAGCCAGTAAGCCGAAACGCGCCCTAACCGGCGCGTCCGACCGGGACCGGCCGCCCGGCGCTGACGATGGCAGGCCACAATGATACAGGAGGTTGAAATGGACGCACTTTTAGAGGCGAGCAAGGCCCTGCAAGAGCTTGCCGATGCCGTAGTGGAAAGCGGGGCGGACAAGCAGGATGTCCTGGGTTTTCAGACCACCAAAGTGATGGTGCTCACAATGATGGCAATCGGTGAGCAGCTTGGCCGGCTGAATGACAGTTTGGACGCTGTTACCGGCACGGTTGATGGCCGCCGGGTTGTCCGAACACTCAGCGCCAATAATGGTGACGGGTAGTGAGGTTATCGTTCTGGCAACCCAACGAGGACTTTGATACCGATCATATAGAGGACCCCCGCCTTGCCGAGATCGTCGTGAGAGAGGGCGTCGTGTGTGTCAGCATCAAGGCCGCCAAAAAGCTGCTAAAAGCCTACGGCGGTCGCGCCTGGACCGAACATTATGAGAGAGATGGCACGATGTTCGAGGTTACGCCGATCAACCTGACCGGCAATAACTCGACACACAAGTACAATCACCATCTGTAGGAGCAACAAATGTTTATCCTGAGAACCGGCGCCATATGCACCGAATGCAAACCCGAACGATGCGCCGCCATCGTTGCCCTACTGAAGGCAGGCGGCTGGCCCGTCGAATACGGTGGTGTCGGAGGCGGGTCAATACTGCCCCGGACGCCGGAGTTCTTGGCGGCGTTTTACGATGCCATTGACCGGGTCGACTTTAGATAAAGGAGCAAACTGTGAACGTTGAATTGTACACTTTGACATCGAGCACAATCCAAACCCTGTATGACGCCGCTTGGCGTGCATATGATGAGGCGGTAGTTGGAGAGTGTGCCACCATCAAGGCCATAATTAAATCGTTGCGGTTGGAATATGCCGCTCAAACCGGCAAGAATATCCGTACCGGTTACTGGCCAACCGCAACGGGCCGGATAGCACGCGATCAGAACAACGACCGCGAACTCGAGAGAGTTGGAGGCGAATGATGAAGTACGGATTGGACCTGGTAAAAAACACGAGCCGCTCAGTCCTGAGCGCGGCACGGGAACAAGTGGAACGCGAGCAAGCGGTTATGAGCGCAGACCTTGACATGTTGGACCTGTTAGCCGATTCGCTGGCAACCGAAATGGCCGCCGATATGCTGGCCAGGTTAGCCGGTACGCTGTCGGCCGAAGGGGCCAGGCTCCGTGCCTGGCGTAGGAATCGGTTGAGCCGTGCGGCTGAAGTGCGGTTGATTATGTTGGAGCAGGCCAGCCTGCAGACTGGCGAATAGTGGCCCTGCGGGGCCGGAAGGAGTAAGATGTGATGAACTCGATTGACAAGAAGGCTGTCGTGGCATTCGTCAGGGCAGCGGAGGAGCTCGAATCCGCAAAGGAAAAGCTGTACTATAGCGAGCAAGGTTATAAAGAGGCGACCATCGTCCTGACTAGAGCAGTATTCCGAGAAGGTGAGACGAGTGAGCTGGAGGAAATGATGGTCGTCTCCTCCGGGGGCAGTACATACTATGTCGAAATCGATTTCGACGGCCACCACGCACACCGGTCGACCCGCGTCAACGGCATAGTAGACCTGGATGGCCCCGAACCCGACGCACCTGGCCCGCTGAACCCGGCGGATGCCGCCCCGGAGGCGCGTCCGTGAAAACACTGACCCTCAACCGGTACCGGCAGCTAAGCCAGCTAAGCCGGATCGCGCCTGTGGCATACAGAAAAATCATTACCACTATCGATGGCTACCCCGAACTCGACCACAATCAACGCATCGCCGACGCCCTGAAAGCCGCGCTCGTCGCGCCCCCGGAAAGCCAACCCCCGGGCCCGGATCAGCCGGTGTATGATCTGGTTATATGCGCCAAAAAGTACGGCTTTGGGGCGACCACGACCCAGGCTGCCCCGATTCTCTGGTACAAAAAAGCCGGTGAATCGGGGAAAAGCCAGCCAGGCATGACGATGGCCGCAATTGCGGCCAAAGGCTGGCTTGACGGCTATACGCTGGTGGCGACCGAGGTGCAAACCGGTAAGATGGTATACAGGTATAAAAAGTCATAGTAGCGGAGACAGGAGAGTAAAATGACTGAAACAAACGGTAACCAAAACCCACCCCTACCCGAGGCCCCAGCCTCGGCGACCGCCAAGGTCGTCAACCCGGCTACTCAAATGGAGTGGCTTGTGACTACCCGCGCTCATACCCTGGGCGAGGTGCTAGAGCGCATGCCCGTCATCGAAAAGTGGATGATTGATCACGGCTACGTTTCTTTCGACGCGTATGTCGATCAACGCCGGGTGGAACGTGGCGAAACAAAGTCCCCCACTCAGTCGCGCCCAACCGCCCAACCGAGCAGTGAACTCACCTTTGCCGCCGACACCCTGGCCGCCAGCATCCTCGACGGCAAGGTTTACTGGAAGGTTAAGGGCGGCAAGTTTGCCAAATTCGGCGTGATGGTCTGGCCGGAGGTGCTAGAGGCTGCTGGATTTTTCGTCGGTGACCTGGACCCGATGCAGACCTACCCCATGAAACCGTATATAGCCAGCTACATTACGAAGGACGGCAGTGACAAGCCGGACAAGGTGATAAAGTTGGAGCGTCCTGTGATGCAGTACGAGTAAGTAGAGTTGCCCGACCCTGCCGCCACCGGGTAGCGGGGTTGGGCGGCGGCTAAAAGGAGTAGTAAAGTGAATCTATTGGCATCCATCGAAAAACGCCCGACCCGCCGCCAGGATATGGTAGACCTCGTGTTCCAGGAGGGCGAACGCGGTCCGTACAACCTGGCGACCTACGTTCAGGAGGAGGGAATGAGAAAATTTTGGCGCTTGTACTGTGATGCTTGCCGCCGATGGCGAATACACGTCGTCATTGGTGGTTGGTAGAGTTGCCAGAGATGCGGCAACAAAAAGATACTTGTGAGTGATTGACTAAAAGCGGCCCCGTAAAAGCCGGGGCAAAAGGAGATTGTAATGTCAGCAGCAAGTGATTTAACCGAGCGAATGGAAAAAAAGACCGGCCAACGGATTGAGGATAACAATGGCGACAATCTGGCAATAGCGGGGCTGCTTGGGGCGATGTCCCGGATCATGAGCCGATCACCGGCAAGCTACCGCGATCGTGACGATGTTGCAGCCGGGGTACTCGTTATGCATCAAATGTCACCCGAATACCAGGCAGAGCAAGAGAACAAACAGTTGATCGCCTCACCATTGGCAGGGGGCATGTCACCTGACGATCTGAAGGATTTACTTGGTTAAGACAGGGGCTTTTCGGCCTAATGCTTGACAATTTTTGACAAGAATGTTATAATCCTACCGGAATGGTAGAGGGAGGGTACAGACACACGGCGAACCTAAATACCCAACCGACGATAGTTGTGGACAAAGTCGGGGCTTGTAACCCCATAACCCGCTCGATACGGGCGCCTGTTGGTGCAAACTGTTTAGGTTATAGGTCCGTACACCACAAATCACTTTAGCAATACGGGGTAGCTCAACGGTAAGAGCGGGCGTGTACACATCAAACAGGAAAAGCCAATGATCCGGGTTCGAATCCCGGCCCCGTAATAGAGCCGCACAATTATGACCGAAAAATACGATATACACGTTCTACTAACATCGACAATTGAGCGTGACGAAAAGCGGATAGAGTATATTCGCCACCTGCTGAGGCGCGATGGATTGACGCTCAGCAACATAGTGCGCCGGCTGATCGATAGAGATATGGAGCGGCGTACCTGGCCGCAGGTCGAAGAGGTTGACTAATGATCGACCAAATGTATTACCGATTACCCCGGGTTGCAATGGTAGTACCCAACGGCAGCGGTATATACGCGCTAGATAGCGGCATTACCGTGATGCACATCAACGATTTTGCTCAACATACGGCCAGAGATGGCCGCGTGAGTTTTCACCCCGATGGATACAGCGATCCCATCACCCGAGTAATGTACGGTCGCGGGCTGGATTGCTGGTACATCCTCGATGAGAGCGAGTTAGTATGACCACCGCCATAATGCGCCATCAGACATCCGTAGCGGTGTCGCTGCGGATGATGAATGAAGATTTTTTCTGGATAGAGCGCCAACTGGCCGACCCCGAAAACATCATCGCCGGCCTCAATATCCTCTTCGGTGGCCTGGCCCTGGCTGGCAAAATCAGCCGCGCGGTGGGCAGGTTGGCCGGGGTAGTAGCAGACGCGCAGGAGGCGGTGGAGGTGGGGGTCAAGGTGGCGGGGATCCGGTTTGTTAGTTTGCGGTGGGGGCTGTTTAATGTTTAACTTAAGACGCCTCTCAAACCGGCAAACTGCTGGCCTGACGATCTGGGCCGAAGAAGTGCGGTTTGTACAGCGCGTAAGGTGGGCCGTCCGGAAGGCTCGCCGATGGATGGGGTTTAGAACGGGGTTTAACGATGAGGTTATCGACCGGATTATCCTGGGTGTCAATTGCAATGGGTACCACGATCCTAGTCGTGACCCTGTTGAGATTGCCTCAACAGACGATTGATTTAATCGGCCTGGCACTGCTGGCCGCCGTTGCGATCGCTATCCTGGGCGTCGCGCTCTATTTTGGCCTGCCTGGCCTAGAGCATTATCGCATGCTGCGTGCCGACAGAAAAGGCAGGGAGCGTGACGCCGAAATCAGAAGCATTGTGGCTGGTGATCAGGTCTATATCTCTGACACCAACCACAATGCCACGTGGCA